ATAATTTTGAACTATGTTTTTTCAAGCAACACAAGTAAATCAAAAGGTATACGTATCGCCTGGAGTATATACGTCTGAAACTGACTTATCATTTGTGGCTCAAAGTGTAGGTGTGACTACGTTAGGTTTAGTCGGGGAAACAATTAAAGGTCCCGCATTCGAACCTATCTTCATCACAAACTACGATGAGTTTCAAGCATATTTTGGGGGCACTGAACCCACAAAATTTATAAACACACAAATCCCAAAGTATGAAGCGGCATACATTGCGAAATCGTATTTACAACAATCCAATCAACTTTTCGTTACAAGAATTTTAGGATTGTCAGGATATGATGCGGGGCCATCATGGAGCATCAAAGTTACTGCAAATGTTGATCCTCTTACAATTGGTTTAAATCCAACATCAGGTACTCCTTGGACTGCAACATTTTCAGGTTCATCTTCAGGAAACACCGTAACATTTACAGGTGGCGCATTACCTCCACAAGTACTTGCTAATTTTAACACACAATATAGAATGTCAGATGGAAGTACATCTACATTGTCCTTGGATTTTACTAATAATCTTGATGATGTAATGGATACTCCTTCATTGTCAGCAAACACCGTTGTTGTTTATGGAGCAATTCCTGAGAGTGACTATTATGATATTACTGCAACTTATTCAAATGTTATAAACCAATTCGCAAGTGACAGTGTTAATTTAGCTACAAATGATTTATCTTCTGACTTGAATGACCCTTGGTATTACGCAAACTTTGATAATACATCAGGTAATGTTTACACAGGATATTCATTCTATTATTATGTTACTTCTTTAACATCAGGAGCATCTTCAACTTTCACAGGTACAATAACAGGTAGGACTTATAATTACTCAGGTACAGCTTATCCTGAATATAACAATATGGTTGTTGCAACTCTTCGTTCAAGAGGTATTTCTTTATTCACGAACAGTGCTACAAGTGATGACCACGGACCAATTTATGAGGTAAGTGGTTTGACTGACTTGACTTTAGTATGTACTAATCAATACTCAGGAGTTACTCAATCTCCTTTCGAGACTTTCTTAATTTCAGGTATTACTAAAGATGCAGATAATTTCTCATTTGAAACTTCTTTATTACCATCATCTTCAAAATACATCACAAAAGTTTTGGGGGTAGACAATTTTGGTAAATCAAGAAACGAAGTACCTGTATATGTTGAGGAAGTTTATGGAAATACTTTAGCTTACGCTTACAATCAAGGATACATCAGAGGATTAAGTTGTGATTTGATTGCATTACCTAGTGCTAGAACTCAAGACCCTCAGTCAATCGCTTACAATGTTACACAATATAAATCTCCAAGTACTCCTTATTTGGTTTCTGAATTAAGAGGAAATAAAGTTTACAACTTATTTAAATTTATTTCAATCTCTGATGGAAACGCAGCAAACGTTGAGGTTAAAGTATCAGTTTCAAACTTGTCGTTCAATAACATGACATTTGATGTGTTGGTTAGAAATTTCTTCGACACAGATGCTAATCCAATTGTGATTGAGAAGTTTACAAACTGTAACATGGACCCAAATTCGAACAACTTTGTTGCGAAGAAAATCGGTTCGAGTGATGGTGAATACGCTTTGATTTCGAGATACATTATGGTTGAAATGGCTGACGAAGCTCCAATAGACGCATTACCTTGTGGTTTCAACGGGTATACTCAAAGAGAATACGCATCAGTTCTGAACCCTTCACCAGTTCCAATTTTCAAAACTAAATACTATTTTCCTGGTGAAGTAATTTACAATCCTCCTTTTGGTGGAATTGCAAACACAACAGAATCTGCTGGAGATATTGTAAGAAGAAGTTACTTAGGTTTCTCAACTCAATTCGGAATAGACGAATCATTCTTACAGTACAAAGGAACTCAAAATCCTTTGAATTGGGTTACATCAATTGTACCTGTTGATGGTCAACCATGGAACTATGTTAGTAAAGGTTTCCATATGGACTCAGGCGCTACAGTTGTTACAATATCGAATTCTTATTTGACCTCAGGTCAGACAGCTTTCGAATGTGGTGTGGCTGATTTTACCAGTGACCCTGAAACTCAAGAAAACCCTTACTACTTTATCTACTCTAGAAAGTATACAGTATGTTTTGCTGGTGGATTCGATGGATGGGACATTTATAGAGAGTTCAGAACCAACCAAGATAGATTCCAATTAGGTGCAACAGGATTCTTAGCGGGAGCGTCAGCTTCTCAGAGATATCCAAATGCAACAGGAGATGGTTTATTCAAGAGAATAGTTGTTCAAAACAATACTCAAGATTTTGCAAACACTGATTACTACGCATACTTACTAGGTATTCTCACATTTGCAAATCCTGAATCTACAAACATTAACGTGTTTGCAACTTCGAGTATAGATTATGTAAATAACTCTAACCTTGTTGAAGAGGCAATTGACATGGTTCAATTCTCAAGAGCTGACTCAGTGTACATTGCAACAACACCTGACTATCAAATGTATACTCCTGACGCAACAAATTCTTTGGATATAATCTATCCTCAAGAAGCGGTTGATAATTTGGACAACACTGGAATTGATTCTAACTACACAGCGACTTACTATCCATGGATATTAACAAGAGATACTGTAAACAATACACAAATTTACATACCACCAACTGGTGAAGTTTGTAGAAACTTGGCTTTGACAGACAATATTGCATTCCCTTGGTTCGCATCAGCGGGTTACACAAGAGGTCTTGTGAACTCCATCAAAGCAAGAGTGAAACTCACTCAAGAAGATAGAGATACTTTATACCAAGGAAGAATCAACCCAATTGCAACTTTTGCTGATGTGGGAACTGTAATTTGGGGTAATAAAACTCTTCAGGTCGCAGATACTGCACTCAACAGATTAAACGTTAGAAGATTGTTACTTCAAGCACGAAAGTTGATTTCAGCTGTAGCGGTAAGATTGTTGTTTGAACAAAATGACCAAATAGTTAGACAACAATTCTTAGATAGCGTTAATCCTATTTTAGATTCAATTAGAAGAGACAGAGGTCTTTATGACTTCAGAGTAACAGTGTCTTCTTCTCCTGAAGACTTAGATAGAAACACATTAACAGGAAAGATATACTTGAAACCTACGAAAGCTTTGGAATTCATTGATATTGAATTCTTCATCACACCAACAGGTGCTTCGTTCGAAAATATCTAAATTAAAAATAAGGGGGACATTGTCCCCCTTTTAGCCAAATGAAAAGATTGTTTACAGAGGGGTTTGTAAAGGAGGGATCACCTGACCTAAAATATTATGCGTTTGATTGGGACGATAATATAGTACATATGCCTACAAAAATATTACTCAAAGATGTTAATGGAAGAGAGGTAGGTATGTCCACGGATGATTTTGCCGAGTTCAGACACATAATAGGTAGAGAACCTTTTGGTTACGAAGGTACTACAATAGTAGATTACGCTGAAGAACCGTTCAGAAATTTCAGAACTCAAGGAGATAAAGATTTTTTAGTGGATGCTATGAGAGCAAGAACAGGACCAGCTTTCGATGATTTCAGAGAAGCTATTAACAATGGGTCCATTTTTGCAATTATAACTGCTAGAGGTCACAATCCAGAAACAATAAAACAAGCAATTTATAATTATATTATAGAGGGATTCGGTGGAATAGATAAAGATGAACTTGTCAAAAACTTAAGAAAATATCGATCTTTTGCTGGTGAAGGGGATATGTCTGACGAGGAATTAATAAAGTCATATTTAGAACTTAACAAATATCACCCCGTATCTTTTGGGGATGAACAAGGAGCGGTCAACCCTGAAGAAGCAAAAGTAGAAGCGATGGAAAATTTTGTCAACTACATCAAAGGAATGGCCGCAGTATTAAACAAAAAAGCATTTCTCAAGAAAGATATTGCTAATAAATTTAATCCACATAAATTATCTATAGGTTTTAGTGATGATGATCCTAAAAACATAGAAGTAATGAAAAAACATTTTGAAAATAAACCAGATAATATAGTAAAAACTTATTCTACTGCTGGAGGATTAAAGCGAGAAGTTAAATAAGGATAATTCCACCAAAAAAAAAGTAAATAGAAAAATTTTTGAGGTTGGATATATTTATCAATAAAATAACAAAAACAAAAAAAATTTAAACACATGGCTGATTTATTAATGAAAATGCCGATTCCTTATGAACCAAAACGACAAAACCGTTTTATCTTAAGGTTTCCTTCCTCACTTGGTATAAATGAGTGGTTTGTTGAGTCATCAGCAAGACCACACATACAAATAGTATCTACTCCGATTCCTTTTTTGAACACATCTACTTATGTAGCTGGTAGATTCGAATGGCAAACAATACCAGCAGTATTTAGAGATCCAATTGGACCATCTGCGGCACAAGCTTTGATGGAGTGGGTTAGACTTCATGCTGAATCTGTGACTGGTCGTATGGGTTATGCAGCGGGTTACAAAAAAGATGTCGACTTAGAAATGTTGGACCCAACAGGTGTTGTCGTTGAAAAATGGATATTGTACGGAACTTTCCTAACCGATGTCAATTTCAACACTTTGAATTACGGACAAGACGGATTGGCAACAATCAACACTACCCTAAGAATGGATAGATGTGTTCTTGTTTACTAAATTCTATTTATTAAAAACATTTTTGATTTATATTTAACCGTAAAGAAATAAACTTTACGGTTAAATTTTTATATGGACAATCAAGCAAAAGAATACGGACAATCAAATTTTTCACTACCACATGACGTAGTGCCTTTACCATCTCAAGGTTTTTTTTATAAAAATAAGAAAAAATCATTAAAAGTGGGATACTTGACAGCCAATGATGAAAACATTTTAATGGCGGCAGGTAATGACATGACTCAAACTTTATTACGTTCCAAAATTTATGAACCCGAAATAAGAGTTGAAGATTTGTTAGAAGGTGACGTTGAAGCAATTTTGATTTTTTTAAGGAATACTGCTTTCGGACCCGAAATGGAACTCAATTTAGTTGATACAGTAACAAGAAAACCTTTTAAAACAACCGTATTGTTGGATGAGTTGGATATTATCAAAGGTCAACAACCTTCAGAAGACGGAACTTTTACAACAATATTACCCAAATCCCAAAGTACAGTTAAATTAAAACCTATGTCATATGGAGAAATTTTGGAAATTCAACGTATGTCTTCAACGTATCCCGAAGGAAGAACCGCTCCGAAAGTAACATGGAGGTTGAACAAACAAATTGTTGAAGTAAACGGAATTACGGACAGAGGAGAAATAGCAAAATTTATAGATCAGATGCCGATTGCAGATTCTAAATTTATCCGAAAATTCTTGGATGATAATGAACCGAAGTTAGATTTAAAGAAAACAGTCACAACCCCGTCAGGAGAAAAACTAACAGTAAATGTTGGGTTCGGGGTTGACTTTTTTCGTCCTTTCTTCTGATTATAGAAAAGGACAAATAGATGAATTCTATTTTTTGAAGACTCTTTTGAATGTATCTTATTCTGATTTCTTAATAATGCCCATCTTTATAAGAAAGTATTTGTTGAATAAATGGATGGAGTTAAACAAAAAGGACTGAAAATTCAGTCCTTTTGTATTTATATGTATAGTTAAAAATTATGTTTCAAAATACACCAACAACACCTGCGGCGGGGGGAGTATCGGGAGATGCTTTGGGAGCAAAAAAAATTGATTTATTAGAATCACAGAAGGCACTCTCCGAATTCAGTAATGATATTTTAAGAACTTTTACTCAAGGGAGAGAAAGGATTTTTGAGTTACAAAAATCGTTAGTCGATGCTCTGCCAAATGTTAGAAGACTTGGTGGTGACTTAAAAGATGTATCAGCAATAATAAGTGATGTAGCTCAAGCTTCAAGGAGGAACGTTGTTGCAACTTCAGAAGAAGTTGAAAAATTATATGCGGCATCGAAAGTTTTAGGTACAAGTGCAGAATCTTTAGCTAATAGTTTTCTTGATGTTGGTATTGGTATAGAATCCATACCAAAGGCACTCGAAGAATCTATGCAATATGTACAAAGCATAGGGGGAAATGCTAAACAGGTTTTTGGTGATGTTTCAAAAAACATGGACCAAATGAACCGTTTTCAGTTCGAAGATGGAGTAAGAGGATTAACTAAAATGGCGGCACAAGCATCTATGTTGAGATTTGACATGGGTGAAACTTTTAGATTAGCTGACAAAGTTTTAACACCAGAAGGTGCTATTGAAACCGCAGCAGCATTCCAAAGATTAGGAGTTTCAGCTGGAAATTTAGTTGACCCATTTCAATTGATGAATCAATCAATCAATGACCCTTCAGGTTTACAAGACAGTTTGGTTGAAGTTGCAAAACAATTTACATATTTCGATGAAAAAACTAAAACCTTTAAGATAAATCCACAAGGGGTTTTAACACTTAGAGAGTTACAAAACCAAACAGGAGTTTCGGCAAGTGAGATGACTAAACTTGGTTTGGCGGCGGCTGAAGCAGATAAACGTTTATCTGCAATAGACGCCGCGGGTCTATCCATAGTAAATGAAGAGGACAAACAATATTTGGCTAATATTGCTAAAATGGAGGGAGGAACTTATAAAGTTACTTTGGAAGATGGAACGAAAAAAGAATTGTCAGAATTATCACAACCTGAATTTGACAAACTCATTCAGGAACAGAAAGAGGGACCAAAAACTTTAGAGGAAATTGGAAGAGAACAACTTAGGACTGATGAAATAATCGCAAATGATGTTGCAGCTATATTAGGGGTTCTCGTAGGTGGTGCATTGACCAGTGATACTTTTCAGGATGTGAGTGAGGGTATTCGTGAAACTGCTGAAGTAATAGGTAGAGTTGGTGGTCAAGCAGTCACAGCTGAGGAGGTAAGAGACATGACAGACCGATCCGCTGCAGATTTGAAACAAGGTTTAGCCGAAAAAATTGCTTCGGGTGCAAGTGCAACTGATATCGAAAACTTATTGATTTCAAATGCTGAAGGTATTTTCGGTGAATTACAATCATCTTCTTTGGGAACCATTAAACAAGCTGCTGGAGATATATCTGCAGAACTTGGGAAAAATGTTTCAACGGACACAGGACGTGCAATTTCTGATAATTTAGGGCCACTTTTAGACAGTTTAGCTGGTAAATTAATGAACCAAAACATTCAACCTATAGAAAATAAATCTCAGAACGCAACACAAAGTCAAACTGGAACTAATGTCACAGTCGGAGGAATCTCGGCAGGCGACGAATCATTGACCAAAACTGTTAGACAAAACGTACAACAAAACTCGAATGTTTCTGTTAATGGAAATTTAAATATTAATCACAATTTTACTAACCCACCAGCTAATACAACACCACAAGAAAAAGAGAATTGGATGAAAATATTCCAACAAGTTGTAAATGAACAAAGTTTCAGAAATTATATCATGGATATAAGTGATTCAGAAAATCCATTGAAGCCAACTGCATCACCTTACTCAAGTTGATAATAAAAAACATTAAGATTCTATTTATTAAGAAAAATATAAATGGCAAGTCCGTTATTAGATTTAGCAAATACTGAAGGGTTTAGAAAAAAACTTTTGACAAGGAATTTGACTCCTTATGCTAAAGCACCAAATAGACCAACTCAACCAATAGATACGGAATATATCCAATCAGATTCTTCAGTACAAGATAGTCCTGACAAATTGATTGACGAGCCTTCTTTTGCAAATAAATTATTCCCTCTAAATCAATACGGTAATCCTGGTGGATATGAACAAGTACCCGATCCAGGTCAGTTGTTAAATACCAAATCAAACGAAGGTATTTACAATTATCAAGATGCGAACATAGTACAACAAGGTAGTGAGGAATCACTTAGGTGGAAACCACTGAATGTTTTTTCAAATGGTAGTGAAACTGTATTAGACAGTGCAGAATTTTTCGATTCATTGTCACGTCCGTTGACGACAAATACCTCTAACAATCAACCATATCCAACGACATTTGTATCATCGACCTATAGTCCTCTATCTATTTTACTTTCTCCCGATCCAAGCGGTAGTAATGGATTGTTGAGTCAAGACTCATTTATTGCAAGACTCGGTGCTCAAACTTTAAGAAAAGAGTTTGAGGATAGAATTGCAGCCCAAATACGACAAGATACACTCGGAAGAGCAAATATTTTGAACGTATCAAGTGGTACTGACATTGTAAATATACTTACAGGGGTTGTACCAATCATAGAACCCAATTACACAATCACTGTTACGGCTAATCCGATTCTTGCGGCAACTAATTTTGCTTTGAGACTTGGAGGAAGTATTCTACCTGTATCTCCAATTCCTGGTTCATACTTTGACAAAAATATCACTTTAGGTCAACCTACAACTATCCAACAACTATCAAATGCTTTTAGACGAAGTGGTGTTGGGAAATTTTTTAACCGTTTAATGGGTGGAGGAGAGACTGGATCTCAAATCATGTTTAATAACATGGGAGCAGGTCAAAGGTCTCGATTGTTCAAAAACATAGATTTCAACCGATACAAACCGAATTTTCCAAGGAACTTTTTCCAAAGATTGGGTGGAACTTTGTTGGGTACAGTTTCTGACAACAGTAACTTTTATGTTGGAAATATTAACTCCAATCCATCTCAAGTATTTTCACCAGCAGGAGATGTTCCTGTAAATCAATTCGGAATCGAACAACAATCTCCAGTATATGGACCTTCTGAGTTGGCACAACTTTATGAAGGACCAAGTCAATCAATTAAGTTGGGTGCAAATGGACCAACCTATAGTGACGGAGGTGGTATTGAGGGGGGTTTTACATGGGTCTCTCCAAAATATAAAGGGAATGCTGGAAAAAAAGTAGGTATAGGTGGAGAAGTTTCAGAACCAGATGAAGATTTTAGACCTTCATCTTATGTAAACACAGAGTCAGTCAATAATGAGTTTAGACCAAACTCTATACTTGACAACACACAAAGACTTATTGATAGTCAACCACAAGGAGGGAGACGTCTCCAACACGTAGGAAATGCAATAGACCAAGTCAGTAAAGTTTTCAATGATGGATATAAAGAAATGACAAAAGGGTCGAGAGTGTTGAGATATTTGTTTGACGATGACGGTAGAGAAACTGGAACGGAATATTGTAGAGTTTTTGCTAAAGATGTTCCTTACTTACAATATAATGATTTACAAAAAACAGATGGTATTACTACTGAGGGAAGAAGATTTGCAAATTCCGTTTTGGATAAAACTTATAACTTAAATATTGTTCCGAATAAACAGGAGGGTGGCCAAGATTCAACCAACTTAATTGGAACAGTTGATAATGCCGTTGCAAAAAAATACATGTTTTCGTTGGAAAATTTGGCATGGAGAACGTCGAGTACACCAGGTTTTTCAACTGCAGACTTACCTGTATGTGAAAGAGGTCCAAATGGAGGTAGAGTTATGTGGTTTCCTCCTTATGGATTAACATTTAATGAAAGTGTGACAGCAAATTGGAATTCAAATGATTTCTTAGGTAGACCCGAACCAATTTATACTTACAAAAATACATCGAGAGGTGGAACTTTACAATGGAAAATTGTTGTAGATCATCCGTCTGTGCTTAATGTAATTGTAAATAAAGTGTTGAAAGGTGAGAACGACAACAATAGAATCAATAGTATATTGGACTCATTCTTTGCAGGATGTAGAAAATTTGACATTTATCAATTAGCACAAACTTACACAACAATAAATCCGAATGATTTGTTTGAGTTACAACAAGCTATTTCCTCGAAAGAAGTAACGAGAGAACAACTTGTTTATATAAAAGGAACAATTCAAAGTGGTAATGATGATCCAGGTTCAACAACTCAACCAATATCTCAATCAGGTAATGGAGGAAACACAAATGATCTTTTTAAAGACTATTATCAACTTGGATTTTATTTCGGAAATGATTACCCAAAACCCAACACAACTATAAATTATACTACCGAATATAACAGGTACACAACAGAAGACAAAAATTTATATCTTACGAAGCCTAATTCTGCAGAAACAAGAACTTTTTTTGATACAGTTGTAACTCCTAACTATCAAGCAATGAATAACTTTGCTATTGAATTAGGAAAACAACTTACCACCAACACGGAAGGAACCGTAACAGTTTATATTAGTTCGAGTTGTTCCGCCCCACAAACCTCATCATATAATGATGAATTGGCAAAAAGAAGAGTTGTTGCGACAACTAAATTCTTTGCAGAAAATAATGCAACTAAAACTTTCGTAAATCAACAAAGACTTTTAATTAAAGAAGCCCCTTTGGATAGAAATAGACAAACAGGAGCTTTGGGAGAAGTTGCAGTTTCAAATCCAAAAAAAATAAAAGATGATAAAACGGATGGTCCATTCGTTCCTGCAAATTTCGAACCAAATGGAAAAACTTTTGGTTGTACTGATACTGCTAATGTAGGTGGGGACATTCAAGTTGGTGCTAAAGAGGTATTCACAATCGGTGCGATGGCATGTAGAAGATCATATATTTCTGAAATTGTTTCAACTTTAAATGTACCACAAACTCAAACAGGGCCGAACAATGGACCTGGAAGTCAAACAAATCCAACCACGGGAGGAGGACCAATTCCAGTAGTTGTTGGAGATGTAATAACTACAACTGTACCTGAACCAGTAATTACTCAAGAATGGGTAAGAAAAGATAATATAACCGTGAAGGTTGTTAGAGCTCTATTGACCGAATGTGATTACTTTGAAACAATAAAAGAACAAACTCCAATGGTATACGACAACCTCAGAGAAAAATTGAAATACTTTCAGCCTTCATTCCATTCAATGACACCTGAAGGTTTGAACTCGAGATTGACATTCTTACAACAATGTATGAGACCAGGAGATACTATTCCAACCAAAAAACAAGCAACACCAGATAGTCCTGTCCAATTACAATATAACAATGCGGTAAATACAACATTTGGTGCACCTCCTGTATTAGTATTGAGAGTTGGGGATTTCTATAACACCAAAATTATTCCAAGAAGTTTACAAATAAATTACGAAGGATTGGATATTAATCCTGAAGGTATTGGTGTACAACCAATGATTGCAAATGTAACTTTAAGTTTCGACTTTGTTGGTGGTAGTGGATTGAAAGAATCCATCGATAAACTGCAAAATGCATTGACATTCAACTATTATGCAAACACGGAAATCTATGATGATAGGGCCGATGCTACGGACATTGATTCTTTGAAAACATTATTCGATGAATTTTTTGGAGACGTTCAACCACCACCAATACCTGGAGTCAATAGTGCCCCTCCAAACAATGGTCAAGATAATAATAATACTATTGGAACAGTAATAAGTTCGGTTACTAATTCAGGAGGAACAACAACGGGAGTAATCAGTTACAATGGATTTATGACCAAAGTAATCGATGACACTCAGAACTATTTTACAAACGTAATCAATAAAACCAAGGAAAGTGTAAACCAATATAACAACGCTGTGAGACAGCAGTGGATGTTAGAAAGAAATTATACCAAAGGTAATTCTACAATTGACAATGGAGAAATAATTCTATTTGGAAAACCAAATAATTTTGAGAAGAGGTTTGACGAAATTTTTGCGGAATTGGACAAAAATATAAAGGATGACACCGAAGGATACATTAAGTTTATTTCTCAACCTTCAAAAAATTTATCTCCAGCTATAATAAGGGTATTGAAAGAAAATTATTACAATTTTGTTTCAAGAAAACGAGGGTCATTTCAAAATGCAATTTCAACTATTACTCAAGGTTTGGTTAATGAAGAACAAACTTATCTTCAAACTTGGGGTAGATTAAACACAATTCTTTTTGACCCTGATAATGCCAATTCAGGTACTGATGGACTTCAAGCTAAAAATGGTCCCGTGTTAATTTATGTGACATCAGGTACACCCGATGTACACACAACATCTACAGCTGCAAACACCTTTTTGGAATTGAAAGCGGATACTTTGAAAGTACAACAAAATATTCAAGAATTCAATCTGAAAATACAAAGTCCTAAGACATTCTCTTATAATGGGGTCAGTTATGAAGGTGTTTTAGTACCTAAAGTAACAAACGGAAAATCTGATTCTGTTACAGTACAAAAAGTTTTCAATCCATTCAGTAAAAATTCTTTATTTGGTGATGACTCATTCAGAAGAGTGTATATGATTGTATCAGAAGATGTGGTAGATGAAAAAAAATATGAAACCTTCAAACAACAAATGATTGGAAATGTTTTGTCAAGTTCGACACCAACACCTGACTTGGAAAAAATATTTGATTCATATTGGATTTCTATTGCTAAACCTGTGTTTTTAGAAGAAAATAATATTACCAAATCATTTATTGATAATTTGGAAAAAAACGATTTGAAAGATTATTTAATTTATACACCATTCGATAAAAACAAACAAAGGAATTTTACTTTTACCACAGTAGACAACGCGGGACCAAGTCAAAAAAGTTCGAAAGAAAGTTTAATAAAAGGTTTGGCGAATACGACAAATCAGAACACAAATGTGATGACTTGGAACGATGTAAATGGTAATGATATTCCGAAAACTTATATATCAAAAGCGAAACTTAACTAATGGCGAGTCAATATTGGAATAGATATAGTGATTTTATTATCAATGGGGAACAAACAGTTGTTCCCTTTGTGAATCTGCCAGGAAAACCTACAGATAAAGTTTTTATTTATAAAGTTGCTAAAAGTAGATTAGATAAGGTTTCTCAAGAATTTTATAATTCACCTGTCTTTGGGTGGTTAATTTTACAGGCAAATCCTCAGTTCGGAGGATTGGAAAATAATATATATGATGGAGCTATATTGATTATTCCTTTTCCTTTAATACCATCATTACAGGATTATAAGGCAGCATTAGAAAATCATTTTTATTATTATGGCAGGTAATATACAAGCAGACACTAGTGGTAATATTTTAGTAGAGTTTGATTACAATAATATTATCGTAGTCGACCCAAACAAAACGGTTGATAATTTTGGAAATATCAAAGATAGACTCGTGGACCACGAGAATCTTGTCATGTATGCCAACTTGGAGTGTGACGTTCTACCAAGAACGAAATTAGCTGTGGGAGCACCTGTGGGTACTATTTCAGTTGCTAAAATGAACTTTCTCAAACCAACCAAAAATTCTTTTTTGGGATCAGGGTACTACGATGAACTTACGGGAGAGAATTCTACAAAGTATAATGCACAAAACCAACCGTCTGAAATAGGACAAATACCAAGAAACGGAGACAAACCATACCTCATCAATTCTGTAGTTGATGAGACAAGCGTTTTGGATAATGGGTTATTAGGAATTACTTCGATTAACATTAAAACTAATACAAGTTTCATTCCAACTGTAGAAATGTTGTTAGAAGATGTTCAAGGGAAGGCACTTTTCCAATTAGGGAATAATTCTCCTTACGCCGCTTTCTTCAACATGCCTTACCCTCAATTTTATTTAACACTCAAAGGTTATTATGGTCAAGCTATTAGATATCAATTAAATTTAAAAACGTTTAATGCTTCCTTCAACGGATTCAGTGGAAATTATCAGATACGACTTGTGTTCATAGGATATAAGTTTAATATTCTCAATGAAATTTCTATGGGTCATTTATTGGCGGCACCACACATGTACAGCCAAAGGTTCGACATAACTCAAACACCCGAAGGACCTCAACAACCAAATAAAGCTACAGAATCACAAGCAAGCACACAAGCAGAACGAGGTGCTAATAATCTTGGGTCAAATCAAGCGGTAGTCACCCAAATTGTTGCGGAAAGGGGATATCAAAAAATAGTTGAGGTTTACAGTGAATACAAAGCTAAAGGTTTAATTCCACCAGATTTTCCTGAATTGACATTAGTACAACTTATGAATAAGTTGCAACAATTCGAAACCACTATCACACAATCTTTTCCAAAAGCGGAAGTTGAACCTCTGACTAACATTAGAAACTACAAACAATCATTAGTTCAATATTTTAGTGCAGTACGAGGAGCGGCAAATTCATGGTTCAATAGATTTCTTGACCCGAAACCAATAATTTTATTGGATAGTCAACAGAAACTTTATGTCTTCAAAGAACTATCTAGAGAGATTAAAGACACTGCAATATCTGAATTACAAAAAATCATTACTGAGTCAAATGATGGATTAGCAAACAATCCAACTTTGGGAACAAATGGTCCAACTCCCATACCTAACCCGATAAAATATGATTTGGTTAGGTACGAGTCTCCAACAATAAATTCAATTGATTGGGAGGCAACCACACGTATTCAAACAGGTATAGTTAATCCGACAGAAGAAGATAAAAACAAGATTATATCTAGATTCACAAATCTTCTCATTCCTAAAGAATTCGAAATTACGGCTTCACCATTTGGGGTCATTGGACAAACAATTGGAGCTTTGTTGAATCCAATCCCATTAGATTTCTTTATATTCGAAGGTGAAGCAAGATTTGACAAAGAGATTTCCACGTTAGAAACACAAGCGAATAAAAAACTATCAGAATATGAGAGTCAGATTACAGCTTCATTGTTGAGAAAAATTGAAGACACTGCAACTGGAATAGGATTCAAACCTACAGTAAGAAACATGATTGCGGTCATCATGGCATCTGCTGAAGGATTCATACGTCTTATGGATGATGTACATACCACAGCTTGGGACGTAAAATATGATCCTGTTAGGAAAAATGCAATTCTAGATAATACTACATCAGCACCAAATACTGAAAATGTAGGACAAGTTGTAAGAGACCCACTTTCTTTGTTTGGGGAAAACGAGTTAGATGTGAATGCTGAGAACTCACAAATTCCAGTCTATCCATGGCCTCAATTCTTTGTTGAAACACCAGAAGATAAAAAAGGTAGATTTCAACTTAAATATATTGGAGACCCTTCGGTTGTAGATTTGACACAAGGTTATTTGTATGACAAATGGCCTGAAGTTGAGTTTGTGGAAGAGTATATGAGGGGGTTGACACAAAAATTCCAAAACCCGACCGCACCTCCCCCTTTAGATAATGAAAGTGATACGAATATAATCAACATAAATGCAATCGAGTTTCCATCAAATGGTTTAGCGTATTCTAACAAAGAGGAAATAAAATTTTTCTATGAAATATGGGAAAGACAATTTCTAACTTCACATTACTCAGGGCTTGTAAGAGCAAATAGTAATCAAATAGATGAACTAATTAAGTTGAACATTGAAACCGAAGTTAATAACATAAAAAACAAGTTGGGAATCAGTTCACCATACTTGTCATTAAAACTTAAAAACTTCAATTTAAATTCTTCGAACTACAACGATTTTCTCAGAAATATTTCTAACAGTGGAACGGGTCGTGCATATCAAGATTACATAAGAGATTTTTTTGTTACTCCGTATATCAAAGTAATAACTGAAAATTCTTTTGCGATTTTGAACACTTTAGAATTGGGAAGAATACCCCAAACTACTGCTAAGTCTGAAGCTTTACGAAAGTTAATTTCGAACGCGGCAAATGACCCGTTAATTGTCGACACCCTACCTTATACGAACCAAACTTGGTGTTTGGATAATCTGAGTCAAAGTAATTCTGCAGTTGGTAATCAAGTTTACGATACAAAAAGGTCATTAACAATTTTTGAACCAAGGAAGATAATTTCTAATTTCAATGATGTTTACAATTATACTTTCAACAGACCTGTAACCAACTTTTCATATCTTTTGAATCAAAATCCATCACAAAATTTGGATTTGTTAGGGTTGTCATCAAACGTGACATATGGACCTGTTGGATTGAATGCCTTTTACTTATCAAGAACACCGAATGAGTTCGCCCCAACTGAAGGATATGTTCAGGGAGTAACTCCGACAGGGGCGATAAATTTTCGAAGTACAACTTCGATGTTGAACACCCCATACTTTATAAATGCAATACAAAACGGTGTATATAATTCTCGAATCTCTGGAAACACCTACCCTTATATCCAAGCGGCATATTTGTTCTTGAATTCTTTACCACTCGCAACTTTAAGAGAAAAATACAAATCATATTCAAATGGAGTAACAACTGATTTGGATTATATATCATCATCGTTAAAAAAGTTTGGTGCAATACATAAACTTCCTTATGCATGGATTTTGAAGTATGGATCGATTTGGCACAGATATAAAAAGTATAAGGAAACGAGTGTAGATATTTTACAAACGGCATGGAAAAATTTTGACTATGCTGGAAATTATTATCCTCCAACAAGTTCTACAACCCAAATATACTATTTCAGATATGATGATGCTCCAAGAAGCACGCAGTTACAGAGTGAAGGGGTTGCATCAATAAATATGGAACTCGGATTTTATCCGAAGTTAATTAATGATTTTAACGTATTTTATAATGGATACGATTTGTATGTAGATTATACCAATAAAGAAATTCAAGATAGTTTCAATGGAGGACTAAAAATTCATAACTTTAGTTCTTCAAATTTAGTTGATGTAAAACAACAAGGTAAAAATCTTAGATTCACAACTTGGTCGTTATTATTACCTAATGTTACTCCGAGTGCTCCAATTGAGTGTGCGCCTGAAGATAATACAGTAGGTGCTGATTATTTTGTTTTACCTTCATTTGGAACACCTTATAACCAAGCAAGCATTGCTTGTGTCACAGGTCAAACAACTATTCCCGAAACTATAGTTGACTTGACGGATAATCCAAGTGTATTCAATGGTTCTGTACGATGTTTATGGGCGGCACCGAACTATGGATACTTTGATTCTAATCAAATTGCATTTCCCCAACCAGATTCTTACATCAACTTTATCAATACAGGAAACACACAAACTCCTTTGTTCTTCCTTTCACAAGACAACTACACAAAAATTGAAGAAGTATTTTCAGTTTTTGAAAAGAAAATATTGGATTCTTTTGAATTGGAATTTTTGAATTTCTGTAAATCGATTGGCAATGTTTTCACAAGACAAACAAATGCTATTGGACAGTCACCTGTAGATGTGAATTCCAATTTCAAAAATTTCCAATCATTATTCAGAAGTTTGATGACGGTTCCAAGAAAACAAGAAGGAGAAACTGAGGATTCGTATTTTTTCAATACAATTGGTAATCAATACACAATTTTTCAAAGTGGAATCAAAGCCTTTATGGAATATGATGTAATTTTTAAATTTGGAAATCCATCATTTTATCAAAGAAGAATTTTCGATTCTTACTTGTCATATAATAATACTCTACAAGTTGTAGATCCTATCACGTTCAGACCTTATGCACCTGGTACTTTACCAACATTGAATGGAAACGTAACTTTGGCTGAATCTCAAGCGGCAAATCCAACTGCATGGACTGCTTTAGAGACTGAGGTTGGGTTTTCAACCATTCGTAATGTTAGATATAGTCAGTTTGGTTCGTATATCACAGATTTCTTTGTTGATAATAATATAGAATTTACAAGCCAAAATGTGACATTACTTGCTCCGATTATCAAAATGTATGCAACTCAAAAGTTGAACAATCCAAATTTGTCGGCACTACAATTCCAAAATCAACTCGAGAATTATTTGAGACGAGAAACAGATTTACAAAACAACTTCTTGAACGGAGTTCTTACAGGTTTAAGACAACCTCCACCGATTGGATTACCCGAGCAACAACAATTACCCGAAAGAACAATTAATAGTGTCACAACTGGGGAACAGGGTAAAGTTGAAATATATGAGGTTTTCAAAGCGTTGAATGATAAGTGGATTGCTGGAGGAGATTACAAAACAAAAACATTATTTGAAGACTTTTTATTTTTGGATAGGGCTTCACGAAATATTGGTGAAACTATCTTGATAGACATTTTCGATTTACAAGATATGTTCAATAAAAACTCATTGAATCAAGCGATGAGTGTTTTTACATTTATTAGTGGAATATTAATCAAAAATAATTTCACGGTAATGCCACTACCAGCTTATGTGAATTTTTACAATGCTCAAGATGTTACTGGAGTTACAACCCCGAAACCTGAAGGTTCGTTAGAATTCGCAAATAATCTTTGGGGAACATTTTTAGATGTTGATTATAGAAATGCTTCACCGAAATTGGTATGTTTCTATGTTGGAAAACCATCTCAATATTTGGATTTACCTAAAGGAAATTTCAAATTCAGAGATGATGGATTTGACCTAAGGAGAGCTTCGGAGAGCCCATTGATTGAAAATATTCAAGGGAAAAAAGATTGGGCTTTATCAAACAAAGTTGTTGGATTCAATGTCGACATTGGACTGAGAAATCAAAATATATTTTATTCTTTCACAGTTTCACAAGATAATGGAGTTGCGACTTCAGAAGTAATTAATACAACTCTGAATATGGTTGACCAAAGTTCAGGACGTGCAGTTGCAACCCAAAATGTGAGTTTATATAATCTTTATAAACAAAGGTCTTACAAAGCATCTGTTGTTAGTTTGGGTAATGCACTTTTACAACCAACAATGTATTTTAATTTGAGACACGTTCCGATGTTCAATGGTCCTTACATGATTACTGACGTAAGTCATTCAATTCAACCAGGAACTTTCCAAACTACATTCGATGGGGTAAGACAAGGAATTTATGACTTACCTGCTATTGATAGTTTCCTACAAAGTATTAACCAAAATTTAATTACTCAATTGGAAGAATTGCTCCTGATTAACAAAGATGAACCGTCAAAATCAGGTACAACTAATAATATAAAATCCACAGAAGTCGTGCAAAAAGCTGAGAACACTTTGGACACAACTAACTCGTGTACTCTCAAAATTACAAGTGAAGTTTACCTTAACGCATCTCCTGGTTATGTTCCTGTTACTTCACAATTTAGTGGGGTCACACCAACTGATTTTGCCAATGCGTTAAGAAGGATTCTTCCAAATGACGTTGATTTACAAACTATCATTTATTGTATTTCTTATATCAGAACATACCAACAAGACTCAAACTCAGGGCTTGGTAATTTTTATGCGGTGAACAATAATTTAGCAAATATATCTTTAAGTATAGATTGGTCGGAATCAGTTAGTGAATTCTCAAAAAATAGAAATTACACTTGCGTAAATATTAGAACTAATCCATCAACAACTTCATCAGAACCTATTGCTCATTTTGACTCTTTAGATTCTTACATAAATTTCATGCGTGGAAGATTGTTAAGTAATAAAGAGAGGATAATTAGACTCGGATTAGCAAAATACTATGTTTGTTTTTGGCCGAAAAATAATATTTCCGAAGAATATTACAACACAAATTACTCTGAGTTCAAACAAACTAGAGATACATTCACTAAAGCTTTAGCGTCAGCAACTCAAATTGGATTGATAAGTAAAAATAAATCAATTGAGTTAGACAAAACAAACAAAGAATCTGACACCGAAACCAGTTCACCATCCGTGACACCTACACCATCTCCGATTCCACCTGAAGTTGGTCAGACTTGCCCACCACCAGTTGTATCAACATTCTCACCTGCAGCTGGATATACAGGAACCATTGTTCAAGTCAACGGAAGAAACTTTGAATCAGTAAAATCTGTCAGAGTGATTAATAAAGACGTAGAACTGAAAGATATTACAGTATTCAATTCTGAAACTTTAAGATTCAACTTACCTAATATCGAAATACCTGAAGGGCAAGATGTTGCTACAGGAAGAATAAGTGTGACAACTGAATATGGGACATTTGAAAGTTTGGTTGATTTTACATTCAATCCGACATTAAAAAATGTTACTGTATCATCTGCAGGTGGAAACGAAAATGTTGGTAAAACGGAGGTTGTACCAATTTCAGAACAAGAGAAAATTGGAGGAAGTTCAAACCTCCAAGATACGATGCTTAACCCACCTATGTTTGTTTCTGAAAAAATTAATAATGAGCTCGGCACTGAAATTTTAACTGTAAAAATTGACCAGAATGATTATGTAGGTGGGGTATGGAAAATAAACCCTCAAGTCGAATACACTTATACTTTTGATTCAATTGAAGTGGGCTCAAATAATACAGTTACTCGAAGCTCGATTGAAAGTTCTCAATCTTCCCAACTTTTAGGATTTGTATCGTCTGACGGTCAAACTTTTTCTATCACAAGACAACAATTCATTGATGCGGAGTTCAAGGACTTAATCGAAATGGAAAAAGGAAAGAGATTAGAAATGAACGCCTCAATTCTTCTGACGGCAATACCTGAGGATAAAATAAAGAATCCTAAAAATAGTTATAAATCAGAAAGATTCAGAATTATAATTCCATCTTCTGAAACGGGTGTACAACCCGAAGGTTCATTATCATTTATTCAGAGAAGTAACGATGTTGCATTACCACCTTACCAAGGTCCGCTGTATTATAATATTAGAAAACCTGATGGTGGGTTTGTTACTTTCAGATTCAATTGCCCACGTTGTATAATTTCTAAAGTTTTTGTTGCCACTTCAACGAACCAAACTACTCCATTAAACATAACCATAACAAATAATTCGGACACAAAATACACTAACGTGATTGATGTCAATTCTACTCAACGACTTGTTTTATCGGTTGTTTATGTAAATGCAAACAATAATGGTACGTTTACCGCTACAAGTAATTCATTCACTTTATAGCATAACAACATATTTATATAAAAAGATTCTTATGAACATTAAATCAGCATTAGATAATTATCTTGGTAAATCAGTAAGATTTTCTCAGGAAGACAACGGAGATGGAACAAAACAAGTTTGTGATTTGGACACAGGTGATTGTTATACAGTTCGAGAAAGAGATGGTCTCATTGAAAGAGCTGGTCATCAAACCACAGCCAACAGACGAGTTAGAGTTGAGACTGCAAACGGAATAAAAACATTATTAAACGGATAAAAAATGAGTTTAGATAAAAAAATTCTCAGGGAAATCGAGAGACACAACAAAATTAATCGATATATTTTGGAACAAGCTGGAGCTGAAGAGGATGCTTTAGCGGCTTTAACACCTGAACCTGCTGCGGCACCTGCACCAGCACCATCTGATGCTACACCTCCACCAGCACCAACAACTGAACCTCAACCAATAGATGTTGATTCCGATCCAGATGTTGAAAAAATTGATGATGAGGGAGAATCGCAAGAAACAGAATCAGGAACTGAGGAATTAGAAATAACAGACTTAGTTGATTCACAAAAAAATATTGAGACAAAACAAGAAGAGTACTTCAACAACCTTTTCAATCAACTTAATGATTTACAATCTAAGTTGGGAGAAATGGACAACATTATGAACAAACTTAATTCACTTGAGAATAAAATCGAACAGTACAGAGAAAAAACTCCACAAGAGAAATTGGAATTGAGAACATATGATTCATATCCTTTCAGTCAAAAACTTTCACAATTTTTTGACGACAAACAAGAAGAAATGGAATTAACAGGAAAAAATGATTATGTTTTGACTGCCGACGAGGTGACTGATATTAATGTTAATGATATCAAAAACTCATTCCAACCAAGGCACAGTACGAAAAAAATCAGCAAGGGGGCGGGGCCCAATCGAAAATGTCGCAAGACGAAAGAATGAAAAAGTATTTCGCTTTAATCTTAGGAGATAAAGAGAAATCAGGACAAAGAAAAGTGAGAATTCTCCCTACAACAGATGGGTCTTCTCCTTTCAAGGAAGCTTGGTATCACGAAATCCAAGTTGGAGGACAATGGCAGAAATTCTACGATCCAGGAAAAAATGACAATGAAAGATCACCTCTAAATGAGGTTTATGAAGAATTGATGTCAACTGGTAAAGAATCTGACAAAGAGTTGGCAAAACAATATAAGTCTCGTAAGTTTTACATTGTAAAAGTTATTGATAGAGACCACGAAGAGGATGGACCAAAATTTTGGAGATTCAAACATAACTTCAAAAACGATGGTATTCTTGACAAAATTATTCCGATTTGGAGAAACAAAGGAGACATCACTGACCCAACAAAAGGTAGAGATTTGATTATTGAACTTGCCAAGGCAAAGACTCCAAAAGGTAAAGAATATACTACAGTTTCCACTATTATGTACGATGACCCAAGTCCTGTACATGAAGATACACAACAAGCAAAAGCTTGGATGGAAGATGAATTGACATGGTTGGATGTATATTCCAAAAAACCTGTCGAATATCTTGAAGCAATCGCAAGAGGAGAAACTCCTAAGTGGGACTCTGACAAAGGTGGATATGTCTATGGTGATAGTTCTGTTGAAGAAACATTCATCGGAGGAGGAAGTAAGAAATCATCTTCTTACGTAGATCCTCAAGCAGGTGACGAACCTGATGGAGATTTACCTTTCTAATTATTAACTCAACTCGGGTACGTTTCGTATCCGAGTTTTATACAAATCTTTTATGGCAATCAAAAAAAATGATTTCGAAACTCTGAAGAAAAAATTTTCAACTTCAGCAAAATATAAACCTCAAAGATTCTTTGATTTAGGACCTGATTTTTTAGATGCAGTTGGACTTCCTGGCCCCGCAGTTGGACATCTTAACATGTTCTTAGGTCATTCAGATACTGGTAAAACTACAGCTTTGGTAAAAACTGCGGTAGATGCTCAAAAGAAGGGTATACTTCCTGTGTTCATAATCACAGAACAAAAGTGGAGTTTCGAACATGCCAAACTTATGGGTTTCCAATGCGAAGAAGTTGTAGATGAGGAAACAGGTGAGTTGGATTGGGATGGGTTTTACATCTTCAATAATAATTTTGATTACATTGAACAGATTACAGATTACATCAATAGTTTGTTGGATGCTCAAGAAAAGGGTGAGTTAGACTATAGTTTGTTGTTTTTGTGGGATTCAGTTGGTTCTGTCCCTTGCAAAATGACCTTTGAAGGAAAGGGTGGTAAACAACACAATGCATCAACTTTAGCAGACAAAATCGGAATGGGAATAAATCAACGTATTTCAGGTTCTCGTAAAGCTGATTCGAAGTATGAAAACACTTTAGTGATAGTTAATCAACCATGGGTTGAATTACCTGATAATCCATTCGGTCAACCAAAAATTAAAGCTAAGGGTGGTGAAGCAATATGGTTGAACTCATCATTAGTATTTTTGTTTGGAAATCAAAAAGGTGCGGGAACCAATAAAATTACCGCAACAAAAGACAAACGAAGTGTGAAATTTGCAACAAGAACGAAAGTATCGGTGTTAAAAAACCACATCAATGGTTTGGGATATGAGGATGGTAAAATCATTGTAACACCTCATGGATTCTTAGCGGGTAAAGAAGCTTCAGAAGAAAAGACATCCATTGAAGCTTATAAAAAAGAATACGCTGATTATTGGAAAGACATAATCGGTGCAGATGGTGACTTCACCTTAAGAGAAGAAAAAGAAGATTAGTTTATTGTTCCACACTTAAATCACGAGTTGTGATTAAAACGTTATTAGTTGACGGAGACAATCTGTTCAAAATTGGATTTCACGGAGTAAAAGATTTTTATAGTGATGGAGACCACTTAGGTGGAATCTATCACTTTATTAATATCTTAAGAAAGTTTTTGGAAGAACACAATCACGACAAGGTTGTTGTGTTTTGGGATGGTTCTTCCAATTCCTCGGTACGAAAATCAATTTATCCCCAATACAAATCAAATCGTAGGCAAGATATGAACGAGTTTAAGTACGAGTCATATCTGCAACAGAAATCGAGAGTTAAACAATATCTCGAAGAAATATTTGTTCGTCAGGTAGAAATGACAAACAATGAAGCTGACGATCTTATTGCGTATTATACCAAAATTTCAGTCAATGAGAATGTAATAATATTTTCTGCTGACAAGGATTTAACACAACTCATATCAGAACGAGTTACAATCTATTCTCCGACCTCCAAACAATATTATAGGTATGGAGACATGATTACAATCAACAAGGTCAACATACCCCACCAAAATGTTTTATTAACCAAAATTTTGACTGGAGATAAGTCCGACAACATAGATGGTATTGAAATGTTGGGAGAAAAAACTTTGGTTAAGTTATTTCCTCAAATGTTGGAAAAATCATGCACTATCGAGGAAATATTAGATAATGCACGAAATATTGAGCAAAAGAAAAAACCAAAGGCATTGGTGAATATTTTGATTGGTAAAACTAAAAATGGTACATTTGGAGAACAATTCTTCGAAACAAACAAAAAAATAGTCGATTTACACAACCCTTTAATCACTGAAGAGGGTAAGGTACTTGTAGAGCAAATGATTACAGACACAATCGACCCAACTGACCGTGGTCACAAAAACTTGATGAGGATGATGATGGAGGACGGCCTTTTCAAGTATCTACCCAAAAACGATGAAGCGTGGGTAAATTTCCTCCGACCATTTATGAAACTTACCAGAAAAGAAAAAAGAAACACAAACAAAAATTAAAAACACTTTATGAAAGAGCAAGAAAGCACCAAAATGGAATTCCTCCTAACCCTCAATGACAATATTGTCGTTCAGAGATACTTCAATGTTAGGGGTTACAATCCAAAAGCAAAAAACTCAATAGAATTTTATAACCTAATTAATGAGGTTAAAGACGAATTACAGTATCACCTAAAAATGAAAACTGTAATTTACATGACTGACAATAGTGAGTCAATCATGCATGACCCATCGATTATGGATACTTCATATACTGAAGGGCCTGAAATCTTCAACATTTATGTAAAAGTTGGAGACACGACAATTTGTCATAGAATTTTTGATGGAAAATATTTTCCACCGAAAGTTCGTTATACCGTGGACGTAAGACCATTTTTGAAAAATATTTTAAGAGATTTGACTGACATTTTTTCAGAACAAAGATTAAGTTTTCAATATTTGGATTTTGATTTAAGTAAGTGAGTATTTAATAATACACAGGGGAGATATAACAATTTATGAATAAAAATTTCGATTACTTAGGGAACACTTTTCAGATTCAGTTACTGAATCAAATAGTGGTAGATAAAGATTTTTCATCATCTATTCTCGATGTTATTGAATCTAATTATTTCGATAACAAGTATTTCAAAATCATCTTACAGATGATTAAGGAATACTACAAAAAGTATGAATCCACCCCTAACTTTGAAACTCTCGAACAAATAATCAAATCCGAAGTTTCCCAAGAGTTGGTTGCAAAAATTGTTTTGGATACTCTAAAACAAGTAAAAGATGCTCCATTCGAAGGAACTCAGTTTGTTCAGGAAAAAGCCTTGAAATTTTGTAAACAACAGGAACTTCAGAAGGCTATGGACAAGGCTCAGAAAATAATCACTCAAGGTGATTTTGAATCTTATGACAAGGTAGAAGGGTTGGTTAGAGAAGCCTTACAAGTTGGTGAAATAGAGAAAGGTCAATCAGACATTTTCTCAGACTTGGAAACAGTGTTGGAAGAAGATTATAGACATCCAATTCCTATGGGAATTTCAGGTATTGACAAGTTACTTAAGGGTGGTTTAGCTAAAGGGGAGATAGGTGTGATATTGGCTCCAACAGGGGTTGGTAAGACAACTATTCTGACTAAGATTGCAAATACTGCATTCAATTTGGGGTACAATGTTCTCCAAATATTTTTCGAAGACAATCCGAAGATTGTTCAAAGAAAACATTTCACAATTTGGACAGGAATCGCACCTGATGAATTGGCTCAACATAAGGAAGATGTTATGTCAAAAATAACTGAAATACAAGAAACGATGAAAAACAAACTTGTATTGAAGAAGTTGGCATCTGATACTATGACAATGAATCAAATCAAAGGTCAAGTAAGAAAATTGATTGCTGACGGTACTAAGATTGATATGATTATGTTAGATTATATCGATTGTGTACTACCTGAGTCTTCTTCCAAAGATGAGTGGAAAGCGGAAGGGTCTGTAATGAGAGGATTCGAGGCTATGTGTCATGAACTTAATTTGGTTGGATGGACCGCAACTCAAGGAAACAGAAGTTCAATTTCATCTGAAGTTGTAACCACAGATCAAATGGGTGGGTCAATCAAAAAGGCTCAAGTTGGTCATGTGATTATCACAGTAGCTAAGACTCTTCAACAGAAAGAAATGAACTTGGCGACCATCGCGATTACAAAGTCTCGTCTCGGTAAAGACGGAGTTGTCTTTGAGAATTGTAAATTCAATAATGAACTACTTGAAATCGACACTGAGAGTTCAGTTACGTTCTTAGGATTTGAAGAACAACAAGAAGAGAAGAAGAGAGACAGAGTCAAAGAGTTGATGGAAAAAAGAAAACAGAAAGAACAACAACAATTATAAAACACAATTTAATTATGGAAAAAATTTTAGTAGAGAATCCTAATAGGTTTGTAATATTTCCTATTGAACACAATGATATTTGGGAATTTTATAAAGCCCATCAAGCAGCGTTTTGGACCGCAGAAGAAGTCGATTTAACAAATGATATTAGAGATTGGAATAACCTCACCGAGAACGAACAATATTTTATCAAAAATATTCTTTCATTCTTTGCGGCTTCTGATGGTATTGTCAATGAAAACCTTGCAGAAAACTTTGTAAAAGAAGTTCAGTATCCTGAGGCAAAGTTTTTCTATGGATTTCAACTTATGATGGAGAACATTCACAGTTTGATGTATTCATTGTTAATTGATACTTACATCTCTAATGAGAAAGAAAAACAATTATGTTTCACCGCTTTGGATAATCTACCTGCAGTACAGAAAAAAGCAGCATGGGCGTTGGATTGGATTAAAAATTCTACCTTCCAAGAGAGACTTATTGCTTTTGCGGCAGTTGAAGGTATATTTTTCTCAGGGTCATTCTGTTCGATTTTTTGGTTAAAGTCGAGAGGTATTATGCAAGGTCTGTGCAATGCAAATAGTTTAATTTTCAAAGATGAAAACTTACATTGTGACTTTGCAATTCATTTGGTGAACAACCATTTGGAAAACAAACCATCTGAAAAAAGAATTAAAGAAATTCTATTATCAGCTTTGGAGATTGAAAAAGAATTTATTACCGAATCATTACCAGTTTCACTTATTGGTATGAACTCCAACCTCATGAAACAATATTTGGAATTTATTACTGACCAACTTTTAGTTAAATTTGGTTGTAAAAAAGAATTCAATGTTGAACAACCTTTCAAGTTTATGGAACAGATTGCTGTTGAAACTAAAGGAAACTTTTTTGAATCAAGAACTATGGAGTATCAAAAGGCTAAATTAAATGAAGCATTAACATTCGATTCTGACTTTTAATAAAGGGTTAATATATATGATGTCGTTAAAAATTAAAAAAAGAGGTGGGGAAGATGTGTCTTTCAATCCCCAAAAAATTTACAATAGAATTAAAAGAGCTTCGAAAGGTCTGACCGTGAACTCTGATGAAATTTTCATCAAAGTTATTACATCTGTACCAACTGAAGGAAACATTACTACAAAGGAGTTAGATAAACTTGTTTATGAAATTGCGGCTTCTTATACAGGAAGTCACTATGATTATTCAAGACTTGCAGCGTCCGTCGCTATTTCATCCTATCACAAAGATAGTGACCCAAGTTTCTCAAATGTGATGCATTCATTACATGTTGATGGAGTAGTTCACGATGAGTTGATTGAGATTATTGAAAGATATGGCCCACAAAAAATTGATGATGTAATCAATCATGAGAATGATTATAACTTTGATTATTTTGCTTGGAGATCTTTACAGGAAATGTATTTGTTAAAAACACCTCAAGGTAAAGTGGTCGAAAGACCACAACACATGTACATGAGAGTTGCTTTGTGGGTTACTAATTCATTCGAAGAGGCTGTGGAATATTATGATTCCCTTTCAAGTCAACGTATTTCGAAGGCAACACCAATCATGATTAATTCAGGAACCAAAGTTCCTCAATTAGCGTCTTGTGTTTTACATTATAATAATTCAGATTCAAGAGATGGACTTTTGAAAACTTTGAATGATATATCAACTTATTCATCTGATGCCGCTGGTATTGGATTGTGTATGTCAAACATCCGAAGTAAAGAAAGTAGAATTAAATCATCTGGTGGATTTGCGGGTGGATTATTAAAATACTTGAAAATCGTAAATGAGTCTTTGAGATTTTTCAATCAACAAGGTAGAAGACCTGGTAGTGCGGCGATTTATTTGGAACCATGGCATAAAGACATTTTTGATTTGTTAGACATCAAAAAGAATACAGGCGCAGAAGAATTGAGAGCGAGAGATTTATTTACCGCTTTGTGGATTCCTGACAATTTTATGAGAGCGGTGAAGAACAATGAGGATTGGTATTTGTTCTGTCCTAACGATATTATCAAAGCGGGAATTAAACCTCTTCAAGAATGTTTTGGTGACGAATATGAGAAAAATTACCAAATGGCTGTCGACGCTGGTCTTGGAAGAAAAGTTAAAGCTCAAGAGATTTGGACCAAAGTAATTGAATCTCAAGTTGAGACGGGTGTTCCTTATCTATGTGCTAAGGACAGTGCGAACAAGAAATCAAATCATCAAAACATTGGAGTAATTAAACAATCCAATCTTTGTAATGAAATCTATCAATACACTGACGAACAAACCACGGCGATTTGTACTCTTTCATCAATTGTTTTGAAGAACTTTGTTGTCGATGGTAAATTCGATTACTCTCTTCTTATCCAAGAAGTAAGAAAGGCAGTAAGAGCTTTGAACAATGTTATTGACAAAAACAACTATTCAACCTCCAAAGGATTGAAAGGTGGTCTTGAACAAAGAGCAATTGGTATTGGAGTTCAAGGACTTGCTGATGTTTTCTGTCTTATGGATTACATCTTTACTTCAGAAGAAGCACAATCATTAAATAAGAATATCTTCGAAGCAATTTATTTCGCAGCGATTACAGAAAGTAATGATTTATGTAAGAGAGGAGTTAGAAAACCTTATGAGTTCTTCAAAGGGTCTCCGATGTCAAAAGGTATTTTCCAATTTGACATGTGGGGAATCAAAGATTCTGATTTGTTTTTGGATTGGGAACCGTTGAAGAAAGATGTTCAGGAATATGGAGTTTGTAACTCATTGTTCACCGCTCAGATGCCAGTAGCTTCCTCAGCAAAAATCACTGGTTCATTCGAAATGACAGAACCAGCACACTCAGCGTTATTTAACCGAAGAGTTGTAGGTGGTGAGATTATGATTGTAAACAAATACTTAATCAATGATTTTGAGAAGATTGGTATTTGGTGTGAAGATTTGAAAAATGAAATTATATTGAATGAAGGTTCAATTCAAAACATTAATTTCAATCAGTATCTTGATATTGAAGACAAGAACTACAATAAAAAAGTTAAAAGGATTGAACATCTTATTCCAAAGTACAAAACCATTTGGGAAATTTCACAAAGAGAACTTATCAATATGGCGGCGGACAGAGCACCATTTATAGACCAATCTCAATCTATGAATATCTATATGTCTAACCCTACATTGTCTAAGATTACTTCATCTCACTTCCATTCGTGGGAAAAAGGTTTGAAGACTCTTTGTTACTATGTTAGAACAAAAGCAATTTCAACGGGTGCTAAACATTTAGCTTTGGATGTATCTAAAGTTCAAAAACCTAAACCTGTTGTAGAAGTTCCGAAGGTTGATTATAGTAGTATGAATTTACCACCCAAACCTGAAGGAATTGAAATTGAATGTTTCGGTTGTTCTTCTTAATTAAATAATTAATCCCGAGTAATTCGGGATTTTTTATTTTGGGCTATTTATAAGGAAAAACAAGGGACTTATATTTATCTTTATGGCAAACGGAGTTACATACGGTATTAATTTTCCATTCAGAGATTCTAGACGAGGAGATTACTTGGAGCTTACTCAGTTGGAATCCCAACAGATAAAATCTGATCTGATTCACCTTCTTTTAACGAGAAAAGGAAGTAGATATTATTTACCAACATTTGGTACAAGATTATATGAATTCTTATTTGAACCTTTCGATGGATTGACATTCGACGCAATACAATCTGATATTAGAGAAGCGGTTCAAACATTCATGCCAAATCTACTCTTGAATCAGATTTCAATAACTCCAGCAGACCCTGAGTTAGAAGTTGATACTATGTTGGGTGAGAATACTATTGGAACAAGTGAATCTCCAATATACAGATTACCAGGTAAAGGGACATCCGAATACACTGCAAAAATTAGAATAGATTATTCAAATAACAGATCGACTTTCGCTCAAAATGATTTTGTTATTATCAATATTTAATATAGATGGCAAATCGTAAAATTTCATATACCACCAGAGACTATCAGGGAATAAGAACTGAGTTACTCAACTATGTAAGAACTTATTATCCTGAACTTATACAGGATTTTAATGATGCATCTGTATTTTCAGTGTTTTTGGATTTGAATGCTGCTGTTGCAGACAACTTACACTATCATATTGATAGAAGTATTCAAGAAACTGTATTACAATACGCACAACAAAGGTCTTCAATTTATAACATTGCAAGAACTTATGGATTAAAATTACCTGGTCAAAGACCATCCGTAGCCTTAGTAGATTTTTCGATTACTGTTCCTGTATTTGGTGATAAAGAAGATGAAAGATACTTGGGAGTTTTAGCAAGAGGTTCACAAGTCTCAGGTGCGGGTATTGTGTTTGAAAACATATATGATGTTGATTTTTCTTCACCATATAACGCACAAGGTTTTCCGAATAGATTGAAGATTCCAAATCGAAACGCCAACAACGTGATTATCAATTACACAATCACAAAAAGAGAACTTGTTGTAAATGGAATTACCAAAGTATTCAAGAGAGTAATCACTCCTAATGATGTGAAGCCATTCTTCGAATTGTTTTTACCTGAAAAAAATGTTCTGGGTATTACAAGTGTTTTATTAAAGAGTGGAACGGAATATACAAATATACCAACTGTCGCAGAATTTTTGGGTTCACCTAACAAATGGTATGAAGTGGACGCCTTAGCTGAAGACAGAGTTTTCATTGAGGACCCGACAAAAGTTTCAGACCAACCTGGTATTAAGGTAGGAAGATATATCCAAACATCAAACAGATTCATTAGTGAATATACTCCTGAGGGATTTAAGAAACTAACATTTGGAGGAGGAACGAACACCGCTCAGGATGCATTGGACCAATTCACAACTGTAGGAGCAACCATAGACCTTCAAAGGTATTCTAATAATTTATCTTTGGGTTCAGCTTTGAGTCCTAACTCTACACTATTTGTTCAATATAGAGTTGGTGGAGGATTAGGAACAAACTTGGGGACTAACGTTATTACACAAATTGGAACAGTATCATTCTTTGTTAATGGACCATCTGAACTTACAAACTCTTCAGTTGTCAATTCTTTGAGATGTAACAACGTTACTGCGGCAATCGGTGGAGCGGGATTACCGTCACTTGAAGAAATAAGAAATTATGTTTCGTTCAACTTCTCAGCACAGAAGAGAGCCGTGACAGTACAAGATTATGAGTCAATTATTAGAAACATGCCTTCAGAGTTTGGAGCACCTGCAAAAGTATCTGTGACTGAAAACAATAATAAAATATTGATTCAGTTATTATCTTACGATACTTCGGGTAAGTTGACAAATATCGTTTCAAATACTTTGAGACAGAATATTGCAACATATCTATCCAACTACAGAATGATGAATGATTATATATCAATTTTCACAGCTGAAGTAATTGATTTGAGTGTCGAAGTTCAAGTTGTCTTAACAGCAGCACAAAACTCGGGGCAAGTAATTGCTGACATAGTTGACAGAATTTCTACATATTTTAACCCTCAAGTAAGAGAACTGGGACAAAATGTATATCTGTCTGAAATACAAAGTATTGTTCAAAATCAAAATGGGGTATTGAGTGTGTCTTCGATTAAGATTTTCAATAATGTTGGTGGGCAATATTCATCAGCAGAAACTTCCATGGAATATTCCGATCCTGAAACAAGACAAATTGCACCTACCAACGCAACAATCTTTGCACAACCTTCTCAAGTTTACCAAATTCGATATCCAAATAAGGATATTAAAGTTTCGGTTATAAATTACCAATCTACAACATTATCGTAATAGGTTTATTATCTATCAGTTTGGTCTATAATTTATGATGTGTGTATTCATACTTTGAAAAATTACACATAAAGTATTTATAAACTAAAGACAATAGATGGGTGATTCATATAGAATTAAGACCGAACTTGGTATAAACAAATCAATCAACGTACAGTTAGACCAAGAGTTTGAGTTCTTAGAAATTTTATCTCTCAAAATACAACAAACAGACATCTACACAAGAAGTTGTGCAGACTATGGTGTGTTAGTTGGTAGAGTAACGGCAAACAATGGATTTGGATTACCGAATGCAAGGGTTTCTATTTTTATTCCGATTGAACAAGTCGATGAATCTAATCCATTAATTACATCTATATATCCCTACAAATCTCCAACCGATAAAAATGAAGACGGATATAGATATAATCTACTTCCATACACACCTTCATACTCCAAACATGCTGCAACAGGTACTTTACCATCTCGTCCTGATGTATTGACAGGAAGTACTACTGTTGAAATTTATGACAAATATTACAGATTTACATCCAAAACTAATGATAGTGGTGATTACATGATTATGGGGGTTCCTCTCGGAACTCAAACAGTTGTGATGGATGTGGACTTGTCAGACATAGGAGAATTTTCTCTTACTCCACAAGATTTAGTTAGAATTGGATTAGCCACGGAAGCTCAAGTTGCAGGAAATAAATTCAGAAGTTCAACTGATTTGAATTCCCTTCCTCAAATTATAAACTTGACAAAAACTCTCGAAGTATCTCCTTTATGGGGGGACCCTGAGATTTGTCAAATATCCATCAACAGGTTGGATTTTGACTTGAGAGATGATGCAAATGTAGACATTCAACCGACAGCTGTTTTCATGGGTTCAATGTTTTCTTCTCCTGATAATGTCAGGATAAGAAGAAATTGTAGACCTAAAGACAACATGGGAAACCTTTGTGGTTTAACATCAGGACCTGGACAAATATTAGCAATTCGACAAACTATACAACAAGATGAGGATGGAAATCCTGTATTGGAGGTTTATGAGTTAGAACAAGCGGGAAACGTAATTGATGGGGATGGTACGTGGTTGACCGAATTACCAATGAATTTGGACTATATAATCACTAATGAATTTGGTGAGAGAGTATTGTCCAATGATGCAACGTTGGGAATACCCACCAAAGCAAAATATAGGTTCAAAGTAAAATGGACTCAGTCGAGAGATTTGACTGCTCAAACAAGAAGACCAAATTATTTGATTCCGAATGTGAAAGAATATGGTTGGCAGAGTTCAACTTTAGACCCAACAAATTCAAGTCAAACTGCGAGAGACTTACAAGAAAGTTCGTATTACTTCGGATTGGCATGGACAGGATATACAAATGGATTTACTGGAACGGAACGAATAGATAGACTCAATGAAATAATTGATTGTGAGGACACTTTCTACGAATTTCAATTCAACAGAGTTTATACTATATCATCATTGATTGACCAATATAAAAAAGGAGGTACGGGTAGATTCATTGGGATTAAAGAGATAGATGACAACAGTTGTGATAGTACAACAAATAAATTTCCAGTCAACGATGGCTTCAAAAATTTCGATTTGTTATTTTTTCTATTTTCAATTATATTCACAGTTTTACAATTTGTGGGGTTAGTATTACTTATTGTCTCACATTTACTTTTGTTTATCTATACAATAGTAATACAAGCATTGTGTTTTCTTTGTGGTGTTGAAATCCCCGTTATTAAGGTAAGACCTTTTGGTTTTATTTGTAACGAAACTGGTTTACGGTGTGAGACCAAAAACTTCACTATTAGACTTCCAATGATTACTTACCCTGAATGTCAATCTTGTTCATGTGCTGAGACCAAAATTGATTCTCAGGCATTATTAGGAGGAACAAGGGGTGTACTGTCTTATGTTTCATTTCCTCCAAGTTATTTTGAAGGATTCGAAACAATTTTTGGACAAGATGGAACACCGTCCGAAGATGTTCAAATAAAATCTTCAATTTTTGCACAAGCGTTGGCAGGAAATAATGATTCCGTGTCAGACCTTTCATTATTCAAAACACCAAAGTCATCTGTTGTTAGATTCTTATCAGAGGAATCTGATGAGAGAAAACATTTTGCATTTTCTGAAAGTCTTACTTTAGGTGAACGTATTAACGTGTTCAATACAAGAAACACTTATTTTGACAACCTTAATAAAATAAAAGTCACTTTTGCACAAAATTCCAATTTCGGAAAGTTTCACTATGATAATACGATTACGGTTCTTTCGAATCAATTTTATGAGTCGGGACAATTGTTGACATCTGTCAATCCTGCAACTACGACAGATAGAAATTTTTTATATACTGCTGAAACTGTCAACGGGGTTGTGAATGGAATAACAGGTACTACAATACAACAAGCTACAACAATAAATGTTGATTATGCTGTAACCCAAACAACTGACCAAACTGTATTATATACATTACCAACTGGTAGTACTATAACAAGACAAATATATCCGCAAGATAGAGAATACTTCCAAGTAATTACGGCAATTACTGTAGCGGATGCAATAAAAATATGGAACGTAGAAACTTTGGAATGTTTTCCAAATGTAATCGCAGCTCCTTCAAGATTAATTTTAGCTAGAAAAAGAGCGGTAAGAGGATATAGTAGAAATGATAAAGATTTTCTTATCAGTCCTTTGGATGCTTTCACTGACATTGAAAACCAATATATTCTTATACTCCAACGAGGAGTTGACCCGTATTCACCTAAGTACACCAATCAGTATTCATTAGGTAGAATTTTCGGAAAAAACATAGACGATTCAAGTTTAACAATTACTGCTCAAACTAGATTGAATATTCCTATTCAAAAATTGACACAGACCAATATTTCTGTGCAACCATTTAATCAGAATGGTATGTTTTATCCTTCATACTTTTTTACTCCAGGTGACAACTTTTCTGGATTCACAACTTCAACTGTCGGTTATTATGGAAGCTTAGATGCAAATACTAGTGGAGTTAGAGGATTGAACGATAAAAATATAGGTGGAGTGACTGGTGTAGTGAGTAGGACAAATAATGATTTCTATTCACCAAATCAAAACTCTGCAAAATACGATGAATCCGAGGATGTATCTGGTGCGTCTTATATTTTTTCAAATATAACTGCATTTTCATTGAATCCATTGTCAGCGGTAATTTTGGGGTCTTCTGCTTCAATATTACCATTGGCGGCAATTCCATTTTTATTCCCATTTGTTGTTGGTATTTTTGCAGTTGGAGCGTTGATTGCAACATTACTAGCAGTTAATTTCAATTATCGAGATGTAATCTATCAATATGCCACTCCGAATGCGTATCCTTCTTTATCGGCAAATCCTATGTCGATTTCATCAAAAGTTATAAATGTCATGAGAACTGATAGATTACCATCATCGGATAGTCTAAATGGAAGTTCATGGCAAACAAACCCCGCATTGTTACAACAAAATAATAATTTTACATTCTATCAGATTATTGATGCTGACCAACCAATTGATTTAGCGTCATATAGCACGGGGGCTGAAATAGTGACTCCAGACATTGAAGGTCAACCAAATTATTTGACAGTTTTGTCTTCTTTCAATTGTGAAAACATGGTAGGGTTAAGTTGTTATACAGGGTTTGGAAGTGATTTCGAAATAAACCAAGAATGTACAACCAAAGATGCGGTTGAAGAGGGATGTTATATGTTCCTTCGAAAACCTGGAACTGACTTATCAAAAGATATAAGTAATTTTAATGAGTGGGCATACAGATTCAGATTTTTCTATGGATTGTGTAGAGGAGTCTTATCTCAGTCTTTCATGAATAATTGGATTAATGGTTCATTATATTTCTTCCCAATACAAGTAGACACTTTTTACAACAAACAAAATCAAATAAGTCAAGTAAGGTTTTGTGAAGATGTAGTTTATTATAATAGAGATAGTAACAATTTTTATTATAGAAGTAGTCCGTATAATCTTACAACAAACAAATTTGTCGGGAAGTTGACAAACAACGTTAATTCTCTTAACACTGTGAACTTATTGTTCCCTACAACAGTAATAAACATGGGGATGAAAGATTATTTTTATTCTGAAATTACTTTTGATACATCAACAAGAGGTTACATTATCCCTAACATCAATCCAACTAGTTATGGTGACACGTCAGATTTGGTGAACTTATTTGTGATTTCGAGAATAACGGATGATAAATTTTTGAGGGATTTAATTTCTTCGGGAGACAATGGAATAAATCAGTTATTCTCAAGACGCCAAAAAAGAATTGATGGTGACCTTGCTCAACTTATGTCTATCAATAGTGAAATCGGAAATATCAACTATTCTCCAGAATATTATGATAGTGTCTCTGGTGCGACCAACCAACCTACACAAATATTAGGAACCGCAAGTAATCCAACAATTGCTGTATGGTTTTCTTCAACAACTGAGGATTTGCAAACCAAAGATTATTTGACTCCAGGAAGAATCAATTTCAGAGGGACAGATGATGTAGGATATTATCCATATCCATATGGAATCAAATCTCAAATTGTACCATTTTATCAATGGAAATTGAATAATACTAATCTAATATTTGGTAATCAGTATAATGACTGGGCAACTTCATTTTCTGATATTGTTCAAAACTCGAGATTCCAATCATTGGACAGATATTCTCCAGACACACCATATTTTTGGAGTAACAACTCTGAGTCGAACGATTTGAATGCACGTGGATACATATTCAATGTAAACGGAACAGTTGGAGATGGAACGTATTCTGCGACTGGAGCTTTAAAACAAAAATTTGTTGTTGGGGCACCATTCCAATTCTATTTCGGAACCGTTTTAGGAGAGACAGCTTTAGATAAATTCAAAAGGAAATATTCTGTAGATGAATAAGTATACAATAATACCTAGTGGTCAAAGATATAAGGGAGCTCCATCTTTAGATGAGGAAGTGTCAATAACACTCCAACAGCAAAGTCAGGAGATTACTGAGTATGATCGTACATCAACATTGAACTTAGCGCAAGTTTATGATGATGAAAGACAAGCGAATACTATATTCAGACCAACATTTAAGATTACATATTTGTACGACAACACTTATACGGGTTCAACAAACTATCTTCCATTCCAATATAATTTATACTATACTAATCCATCTTCTTCAAAAGAAAGTGGAATTTGGAGAGGGTTCCCACAATATTATGAGTTTGATTTTTACAGACCTGATGTATCGGACAACCATTTTCAATATAAAGCGAAAAGTGCTTACACATATAATTGGATGTATTACTTGACATATCCACATGAGAATGATGGAAACAAGCAACTTACATATTATTCGAGAACAAATAACGATGTGAATTGGATTGCTTCGAGTGGAATTCCTTTTTCGATTACGAGTACAACCCGAAACGGTAATGGTTTGGTTTCGTTCGTATGTATTGCTCCTCATGGATTAACTATAGGGGAGTATGTTGAACTTTCTTTTAGTTATAGAGGAAGTAATATTTTTCAGGTATTCTCATTGGGTAATGGATTATTTGGTAGTAGAGAATACATTTTTAATTTATTTAACATTGGATTTACTGGATCGACTTTTAATAGTGGAACTATTGGAACTTTTAGAAGGGTAATAAACCCAAGTAATTTGACTGAAACAAAATCGAAATACTATGTAAAAAAATATAAAATCATAACAAATCTAACTGACTTAGCCATCACAAAGGCTGGATTTGAAAAAAATGTTTTCGATGAAGAAAAAAAATTGGAATATAGTTCCATAACACCAAATAATGTTACTAGGGTCTCACAGAGATCGAGTTCGAATGCTTATGACATAACATCAAATTATGACTTGGACTTTGCTGGATTACGAGACAACCAAAAAAGACCATTGAATGAAATAAGTTTGACAATAATCAATAAAGGATATTCAGGGTATTTCAATCAGCCATTCAGAGGGGTTGGATTAAAACAAGGATGGGAATTCAATTTATCTAAAAATACAAATCCATGGTGGGATTTAAATAATGAAAAGTCAAATACAACAATTCCTGTGTCGGCATATACTCTATCAAATGGAGTGAGAAAAACTTTCTATTACAATTTGGATTTGAAAGCTGGTGATGCGATGGATGGTGATTTCTGTGAGTGGAATGATTATGAACAAACCGAGAGGGTTGTCGCAAAATATTATCACAAAGTAAAATTCAATCAAGACGTATTCCAAACTACGAACAATTTTTCAACCAATTCACCAGGTTATTATTATAACCCTCATAACCCAATGGTACTGAAAGTATTCTCAGATTATATTGAAACCGCTAATTTGGGGCAGATTGACAATGTACCGAGTTGGGCGTTTTATTCTAATGCTGACCAACAGTTCAGATGGAGGGATATTTATACCTATGGATTTATTGACAACTTAGGACGTGGAGTTGATTATCCATATTTGAATTCAGCCCATTATCCTTATACTCAGGTAATATTCAGATTGATTCCTGAAGGAATAAATTACAATGATAATCTTGAAGGATTTGATTTTGCTCTTAAACCGTTGATTGATGAGTGTGAATAAATTCGTGATTAGACAAGATGCGATTGTTGATAAACAAATCAACATTCCTGTAGAACTCAAATGGGATTACTTGGGTTTAGACTTGGCAATTGACGAGTATGAAACCAAAATAATTGAAGATGTCATAGGTAAAGGTAGAGACTTTGAAGTTTCGAGGTTTGCTCACTCTCCTGCAACAGGAACGACTGATGCTACAGCAATCAATTATGAATTTTATTTTTACTCTGGAGGTTCATTGAATGATTTGGCCAATTGGAGAATCAATTATTTGAGTGAGGGGTTCACTCCTCAGGAGGTTTATTATTATGAAAATAATTTTTCAAACTCTTTCTTCAAGTTAGATTTTTATGACACCCCTGATGAAAAACAACAAAAGAATTATGTAACTGTAATTCTTCCAACTCAACAGGGATTGTTTATGGAAACTCAAATGCAAAGAACTTTGGTCAATATTAGAAAACCTAAGTATGTTTTAGATTATGTTGGGGACAAAGAAGGGTTCTTTTTTTATTGGTTGAAAAAAAGAAACTTTTTAGACATCGATACATTCTATATGACAGCAAAGTTTTTCAACGCAAAAACAGGTCAGTTTACTAAAATGATGACGGGTAGAGGTGCAAGTCAAGTTGATTTGACAAATGGACCACAAGCTCTTTTGGTTGGAAACAAATATGCTTTTGATAACACACAATACTTTTATTACACGGTAAAGTTGAATTATGAAAAACAAACTTACGAAGTATTGAATACAACTGGTCAAAGGTTGGGAACAAATATTCCCATAAAATGGTATGAGTACGTTAATCCACCACAGTAATGTCACAGGATACTTATAGATTCATAGTTTCACCCGAGAATATCAGAGGAGATTTATCTGTTGTGGATTATAAGGGTACTCCTGTTGGGGTTTACTCTGCAATGACTCAAGTGGTTAGTTCGGGGCCAAGTGGGACTTCAATATTGACTGGTTTATCTGTAAACATTTTGTTGAGACAAACTGCGGTTGATGCGGGATATTATAGTCCTTTCGATGGGGCAGTGTTACAAAAAGATGTGGTGACAAACTTTTTATTTTCATCCACAACAAGCCAACCTTATGTTTGGAATGTGTATAATACATCGGACGAATTTCAAAAGTTTTTGGAATTATCAGTTTATAGAGTTGATTGGGGAGATGGAAGTCCGAAACAAACAATTACCAACTATGCTCCAAATTCAATAACTCACACTTATCCCACCGCAACAAGACAATATACCATCACGTTGGAGCAAACAAATCCATGGGGAATAACAAGGGTTTCCAAAACTATAAATGTTCCGTTTTCAGATGTTGTAATATTCAATCCTCAAGGTGAGTCATTCTTTGCTCCCGCGACTGGAAATTGGATTGGAACACCTGTGTCATACAATTATATTTTCTCAGGAGATGCGGTGAATGAAGTTTCGGCACAAACATCGAACAATTATGTAACAGTACCATTCACTGTCTCAGGAAATACTAAATCAAGAATAAATGAATTGGCGTTCTATGGTAGCCCGAAATTCAGAGTTGGAGTTCCTGTAATAAGTAATGGACAAATATGGGGGGCAGTATCTGATATAAATCCTGTATATACTGCTTACACAATAACAGGTGTCAATTATTATGATTATAAAGACGGGACTACAATATTTTTCCAACAATCATCGGGATTTACCTCGAATAATCTTACAGCAGTACCAATTACGAAAGATGAGGTACTTCTCAAAGTCATTGACCAACCACAGATTCAAACTAATGTTTTTGTGGAAAGGGGAAAAAATAGTGCCTATGAACGAGTTTTGAGATTAGGTGAGGTAGATAATTTGGGAGATATGATTAACTATGGGTATGGATTTTTTAATGTGGTTAATAAAGAAAGTACCAATTGAAAAAAAGAACTAAACTATTTATAAATTAAATAAGAAAATATGGCAATCGGCTCATACGGTACAATAAGACCTTCAGATGTTTCACCAGCGGATGTAGAAATTATTATGAACTATACTCCTACAAGGGATGTGACAGACCAATTTGTATTAACTAAGTTGGACGCACAGACTATATTACGACCTTACTTCGCAAACACTGAGACTGGTGGAACTCCTGGTGTGGAAGTTTTGGGTGGACTTTATAATTTGACTCTTCCTGCAAACCAATTTAATGCGTTGGGAATTTACACCTTATATATAAGACCTGCGGAAATAAGAACTGTAATAACTGATTGTGGTGTGTTAAGTGCACTACCAAATGTGAAAGGAATTGTAATTGATGTTACTGATGTACCAACCCAATATCAAAATAAATTTGTTCAACAAGGATTAGTTGGATTCAGAGTAGAATATTTGAATCCTGACGGGTCGAGAATTCCCAACTTTTTCCGAGTTGTAACATCAAGTTTCTTTTGCGAGCCTGTCGTAACAAACGAAGTCAATACTACTCAAAAGGCTATAAGATACAGGTATGTGGAGGGAGATTCGAATTTAATTTTCTTGACTCTTTCACCATCTTCATCACCAACAAACAAACCAAATTCAACTCCATACATTGGACAGCCAGATCAAGATATTGTCATAACTAATACATTTTTCAATCCTGTTTCTGTGGAGATTGAAATGGTTGAATATGATATTTCGTCTCTTGCAATTGCTCTTTATGGTAATCAAACTAAATCAATTGATGATGGAATTTACACCATCTACGATGCGAATAACAACATATACAGACAATACAACCTTTACGAAATTAGAGACCAATTTAATGCTCTTCTTTATGAGGTTAGACAAAGTAGAGGAAACAATATTGATTTCAGTAAAAACTTTACAAATATCACTAATTAATGGCTACTACTCAAAGGACTACTAAATTTTTCTATCCGCCAAGGCCAGGTAGTGGGGCGGCAACTTTCTCTGACAACATTGTTGGATTACAAACAGTGGAAGGTGGAGGACTTACGCAAGGAAACTTTGAGTTCACAACATCTGTAACAGAAAGAACTACCAGAGATTTCAACATAGGAGCCTTCTCTGACCCAATCGGTTTGGATGGATTAGATATTAGTAATTTAGAAGAGAGTCGTAGGATTATTGCAACACAATTTAGGGTTTATCCAAACTATGATGTTTCGCAAGTACTAAATTTCTCAATGTATGGGTCTTTGAGCAAGAGATTCCAAGTATCAGTCACAGAAATTATTCATAGATTTCCAGCATCTTTGAATATTCAATTCAACAATGAAGACTTCGTGACTGGTGCAACAGCCTATAATATATCTTACAATAATACTGCAGACGAAACTACGTTCAGAATCGATACAAGTAGAATTAACAATCCCTTTGATATTGATTATTCACTCAGTGCAACAACTAATCTCTCTGTGAGAGAGATATTGGTTTCACCATATAGAAATTTGTATAATACTTACTTGGATTATTGTATTTCAATAAATGACAACATATATAATGTTGTATCATTTATTCCATCTCCAACACTTTCATCAGGTTATATCGAATTTATAGTTTCAGGAGCACCATTTGGGAAAACCGCAACCACAATATTTGAAAATTTTCAAGTAAGACCTAATGATATTGTTGTAGATAGGATATTCGCAGAAAATTTTGACGAAGTTCAAAAGTTTTTATTGAATAGACTTGTTAGGCCTGAATATACTGCAGTATTCCAAGTGCCCCAACAAAATGAAGCAGGTCAGTTTTTCACAAATTATCAACAAGTGACGTGGCCGAAAGAGGGGCCTTGGAACTTGGATATTAAATCTTTTCTTTTCGAGGACTACTTGACTCAGTTGGAATCAATTGCAGTTAATTTAGATACTTTTAAAACCAACTTGGTTTCTAGATTTTTAGTTTCAGATTCCCTGAAAGAATTCGATACTTTGGGTCGAAAGGTAGAAAAGATATTCCAAATTTACGGAAGAAGTTTTGACCAAATCAAACAATTTATAGATGCATTAGCATTTATGAACTCAGTCAATTATAATCCATCGAACGATATTCCGTCTCAGTTGTTAGTGAATTTAGCACAAACATTGGGATGGACTTCCAACTTCTCTCCAATAACGAATGAAGATTTCTTGAGTTCGGTTTTCGGAAATACCTCGACTCCAACTTATCCTGGATATGCAAGGGCATTGACTCCGACAGAATTGAATTACGCATTCTATCGTAACCTTATTCTTAACGCATCTTATTTATTCAAATCAAAAGGTACAAGACGTTCGGTTGAATTTCTTATGAGACTTATTGGTGCTCCTGATTCATTGATTGAATACAATGAGCACATTTACTTAGCTGACCAAAAAATTAATATGGAACAGTTTACCACTCAATGGGCATCCATTTCGGGAGGTACTTATGTTCAGAATACTCCGAGTTTTATACCAGGTTTAACATATAAAATTAAAGGACAAACATTCAGTGCGTTCACTTCGACTGCAACTTATCAAGATGTTAATACGAGACTCGTTGATTACCCCGTTGATACTGAAGGTTTCCCAAAAGCTCCCGTAAACACTGAAACCTATTTCTTTCAATTGGGAGCAGGGTGGTATGAATCTACCCCAACTCATAGAAGTCCTGACCAAGTAACTGTCACGGGGCAAATATATACAGGTCAAAACTTTGATATTCAAACTCAATTACAACCATTCACTTACGGGCAATTATATTTGAATAGATTTAGAGATTTTCCTTATATGAATGAGGGATTCAAATTGAAAAAAGTTGTTGACAATAATAAATCTTGGCTAGAAGATGATTCAAAAATCAGAGTATCGACAAACGCTGACTACAATGCGTACTACTTTGTGGATAATGAGAAGTTAGTTCTCAATGTAAAGAATGTTGATTTGTTTTTGAACCCATCTCAAGGTTTAGTTTATGATGTGTGGGACCAATCAAGAAGATATGATTATCCAATTCCTGAGTCAGGTTTGACAGTCGGCTATCCTGTGCCAGGTGGGGTTGATAGTACCTTTGTTAATCCTCAGCCAAAGAAAAAAACATTCTTCGAGTTTTCTCAGACTTTTTGGGAGAACATGATTAATGTAAGAAACCGTCAATATATTACAGATGGTAAAACGGGAGGCTATCCAACTCTACAATCAATATTTTGGAAATATATTGAGTCTGAAAGTACCGTAGGAATACCAAATAACAAATATACCTATCAGAAATTGATTGATTACGTTAATGGAATCAATCCATATTGGATGACATTGGTTGAACAGATGTTTCCAGCAACAACAATTTGGAATACAGGTGTCAGAATGGAAAACTCAATTTTCCAAAGACAGAAATTTGTATATAGAAGACAAAGAGGTTGTCAATTCCTTCCTGTACCTGTTGAACCTTGTTTTATAATATCAAATATTTTTGATTATAACTGTACAACTGAGTACACTGACTTTAATATATTTCCGTGGTTGAATGGGGATGTAGATGTAAGTAACTTCAGTAGTATATTGTCAAATAGAGTCAATAAAATGTTGGCACAAAGTGGTTTGACATTAAATGATTGTATTACAAATTCGGTACAAAGTAGTTGGTACGTTGATTTAAGAATTGGTGGGGATATTATAATCCAAGAACAATTCTATGAGGGGTATGGACTAACTGATGTACCAACAAATACAATGTGGAGAAATGCTCTTATTGAATATCTTCCACAACTATATGATTATGGTTTTACATTCTTCCTAAATGGAAACGAATTGACTATTACAAGTCTAACTTGTACGGAAAGAAATTTCAACGAAGTTCTCTCTTTGAATTCGGGAATAAATATAAGTATTAATTGTCTTGAAAGCTAATGGCGGTTTTAGATTATAACATAGCAGTAACAGGTGATTGTTCCAATAACAATTCGGGAGCATTTAATCTGTATGTAAGTGGAGGAACCCCGCCATACACAGTACAATTTGTTAATCCTGTATATACGCCACAAACTATTGTTGCTCAACCCGCTTCATTGGTGGGATTGGCTAGTAGAGTTTATGAATTAAGAGTAAACGATAGTACTTTACCTGTTAATAGTGAGTTTTTTATAAACATACCAATTTCAAGTGGTGTATGTGGGTCAGTTTCAGCGGTTCAAAATACAACTTGTGGATTGGACAATGGGTCCGTGACGGGATCATCGACTTCATTGTATTCTTCAACTAACTTCTCTCTTTTTGATGTTAATAACAACTACCTTTCATCTGCAACAACCAATACAGATGCCGTAGTTTTCGGAGGACTTAGTGCTGGAACTTATTATTTGGGAATAACAGACTTAGGTGGATGTACTGCATTCACACAAACGTTTATAGTTGAGGATTCCGAACCTTTGGATTTTGGTTTGTACGTTGTGCCAAACTCAAGTTGTGGTGGAACCCCAATAGGAAAGATTTTTGTCACGGGTCAAACAGGATTGGCACCATATTCATACCTTTGGAACAACGGTCAGACAGGAAGTACGATTACGGGACTTACATCTGGTGTATATTCTGTTGCAGTGACTGACGCATATGGTTGTACTTTATCAAAATCAGGTACTGTAACTGATGTTAGTCCAATTGGTCTTGGATTATTTACTTCGACTGCACCAACTTGCCTTCAATCAAATGGTGTAATAAATATGACCGTGACTGGGGGAACTGCTCCATTCTATTATTCTGCTTCAACGGGAGATGTTGCGGTGTCTTACTCAAGAACTTTCAGTATTTCAGGTTTATCGGCAGGTCAATATAATTTTCTTGTAACAGACGCTGGTTTATGTCAAATGACAGCGGGTATAACTCTTGAAACACCAGGAGGTTTGTCAAGTATTACAGTACAAGGGCAGAATTCAACTTGTTCAACAAACAATGGTTCAATTACAGTCAATTTAGTTGGGGGAACGACTCCATACACATATACTTTAATTTATCCTACAGGTAATCAACTCAACATAACAAATTCCCAAAGTACACAAATTTTCCAAAACCTTAGTGGAGGGACCTATACAGTTGCAGTTTCGGATAATAGTGGATGTTCATTTGTTGAAGAGGTCAATCTCTTAACTGTGAATAAATTTACAATTTCAACTCAAGTTGGTGGAACTAAATGTGGACAGAATAATGGTAGTGTAACAATTTACACTACATCAGGGGCAACATTACCTTTGGATTATTCTGTAGATGGAATACAAAATGTTATTGATACAAACTTAAGTGCGGTGACATTCAACAACCTTTCTTCAGGCACTCATATTATTACAGTGACTGACGCTAGTGGTTGTGTTCAAACAACAAATATATTAGTTCCTTCAAGCCAACCTCTAAACTATTCATTAATAAGTACGTCTTGTGGAAGTGGAAACAGTGGTAAAATTACCGCATTCATAACTTCGGGAGAACCACCATTCTCATTCAATTGGTCTGACAATGTACCAAATGAACCACAACAAATACAAGTAAGTGGTCTTACCGCTGGGACTTATTCACTTACGGTGGTTGATGTAAATGGGTGTTCTTTAACAAGAAATACGACTATCAGTTGTAATTCAAATTACGCTTCTTATCAAACTTATGTGATGGGAGCTGAGATTTTTAACATAGAGTCTCCAACTAAATTCGGATTACTTCAAATGTTGAACGAGGGATACTTCGATTTAACTTCAGGTAATACAGCATGTGAATTAATAAGTGCAACCTTTACAGCAAAAGTTTCTGTGAATCCATCAGGAATTGTCGCTTCACAAAGTTTCTTCACATCAACTTCATTAGTTCAAGTACCAACGGATAATAATTGGTATGATACAATACGTACTCTTTTACTCGGAGTTCCTGGTATTGGTGGAGTCACAATAGACTCAACAAATAATCAAATAACAATCGAAACTAGCAAGAACAATACTTCTTTGGAAGGACAAGAAATTGTAATCGATTTGATTATTGGATATGATATAATTTGTTTGTCATGACACAGATAAGAATAACCGAAATTTCAGGAGGAACTTTTCCAATAAGTGTATTCATTGCTGATGTATATGGAAACAATCAAACTCTTTTAGGAACAATATCTTCAGGTCCTGTACCTCCTGTTGTTCAATACAACAGCGTAATTCCATCTATATTTTCAACTGCCCCTGAAATTATGTTGAAATTGGTTGATGCGAACAATTGTGAAGTCATAAAATTATTGACTTGTACTTTTGGTTGTGCATTCGAAATTACTATCGAATTAGCGTCTTGTGTGGTCAACATTAACATTCAACAATCAAGTTGTCTGTTCTCAATTTGTGAACCTTTGTAACGGGATTATTTTTTCAGAGACACCCGAAAAATATTCATTTTATATTTTTGAATAGTAAAGAACTCAAATAGATTTCTCGTAGTATTTATTTAATAAAACTATTAGATGAGTCTTTACACTATTTTAGTTACAAATATTGCACCTGGTTGTAATAATGAGATCGAACAACAAGTTAATGTAACTGGGTGTACCACGTATATTGTCAGACTAACCTCGAATTCCAATGCTTTAGGACCATTCAATGTTTATGTTGACAATGACATTTATTATTCTGCGGTCACCAGAAATGACATGCTTAATGGTGTTGTTGTTAATATACAATGCACGACTCCGACACCAACTCCAACACCAACCATAACACCAACGCCATCAATTACACCTACTAATACACCGACTCCATCAATTACACCTACCAATACTGCGACTCCATCACTGACACCTACAAACACTACAACTCCAACAAATACTCCAACACCAAGTAGTACTCCACTTGTTTTCGAAATTCAAATTATAACTCAAGATGGTTTCGATTTGATTACACAAGATGGTAATCCTTTAATATTACAAGAGGAAATACCACCATCATAAATTTCAACGAATAACTGAATAAAAAAAAATTAAAAAATATTTATAATCTATGTCAAACACTAGAATAACGGACTTACCAATAGTATTATCGGCCGCCCCTGACGATATATTATACATAGTCACTGACTTCACTGGAGGAACCTCGGGTACTTCAGGTCAGATCGCATTTTCATCCCTCACAGCAAGTATCACAGGATCTACAAGTGGATCATCAGGTACAAGTGGAATCGACGGAACTTCAGGGACTAGCGGTATTGATGGTACATCAGGAACAAGTGGAGTATCTGGAACTTCAGGTACTAGTGGTATTGATGGCACTTCAGGAACAAGTGGAATATCTGGAACTTCGGGAACTAGCGGAATATCTGGAACTTCGGGTACAAGTGGAATATCTGGAACTTCGGGTACAAGTGGAATCAATGGAACTTCAGGTACAAACGGTACTTCAGGAACAAGTGGAATCAATGGAACCTCTGGTACAAGTGGACTATCAGGAACTTCAGGTACTAGTGGAATATCAGGAACTTCAGGGACAAGTGGTATAGATGGTACGTCGGGGACTAGTGGAATTGACGGAACTTCAGGGACAAGTGGAATCAATGGCACCTCGGGAACTAGTGGAATTAATGGCACCTCGGGAACTAGCGGAATATCTGGAACCTCAGGGACTAGTGGTATATCTGGTACATCAGGAACAAGTGGTGTAGATGGTACATCGGGAACTAGCGGTATTAACGGTACTTCAGGTACTAGTGGTACTTCAGGTTCAAGTGGAATTGATGGAACTTCAGGGACAAGTGGAATATCTGGAACCTCAGGAACAAGTGGTATAGATGGTACATCGGGGACTAGCGGTATAAATGGCACTTCAGGAACTAGTGGTATAAACGGAACCTCAGGAACTAGTGGAATATCTGGAACCTCAGGAACCAGTGGAATATCTGGAACCTCAGGAACCAGTGGAATATCTGGAACCTCAGGGACTAGTGGAATATCTGGAACCTCAGGAACAAGTGGGATAAGCGGTACTTCAGGAACGAGCGGAATATCTGGAACATCAGGAACAAGTGGTATAAGCGGTACTTCAGGGACTAGTGGAATATCTGGAACCTCAGGGACTAGTGGTATTAGTGGTACTTCAGGAACAAGTGGAATAAACGGAACTTCAGGGACTAGTGGAATATCTGGAACTTCAGGGACTAGTGGAATATCTGGAACTTCAGGTACTAGTGGTATAAATGGTACATCAGGTACTAGTGGTACATCAGGTTCAAGTGGAACTAATGGTACATCAGGAACTAGTGGAATAAGTGGTACTTCAGGAACAAGTGGAATAGATGGAACCTCAGGGACCAGTGGAATATCTGGAACCTCAGGAACAAGTGGAATAAATGGTACTTCAGGGACCAGTGGAATATCTGGGACCTCAGGAACTAGTGGAATAAATGGTACTTCAGGTACTAGTGGTACATCAGGGTCAAGTGGAATCGATGGTACATCAGGCACTAGCGGTATTAACGGTACTTCAGGTACTAGCGGGACATCAGGTTCAAGTGGAATTGATGGAACTTCAGGGACAAGCGGTACATCAGGTACAAGTGGGTCTTCAGGAACTAGTGGAACTTCAGGAACTAGCGGTACTTCAGGTACTAGCGGTACATCAGGTTCAAGTGGAACTAATGGTACATCAGGTACTAGTGGTACTTCAGGCACAAGTGGGTCCTCAGGAACTAACGGGACTTCGGGAACTAGTGGAACTTCAGGAACAAGTGGTTCTTCGGGTACGAATGGAACTTCTGGCACATCAGGTACAAGCGGTACATCAGGTACAAACGGAACATCAGGTACTAGTGGTACATCAGGAACTAGTGGAACATCAGGTACAAGTGGATCCTCGGGTACGAATGGAACTTCTGGCACATCAGGGACAAATGGAACCTCAGGAACTAGTGGAATTAGCGGTACATCAGGAACCAGTGGGTCAAGTGGGTCCTCGGGGACTAGTGGTTCTTCGGGATCGAGTGGAACTAGCGGATCCTCAGGTTCAAGTGGAACAAGTGGTTCTTCAGGTCTTTCTGGTGTAAATGGAACTAATGGATCATCAGGGACAAGTGGTTTGAGTGGTTCTTCGGGAACAAGCGGGACTTCAGGTACAAGTGGAACCTCAGGTACAAGTGGAACCTCAGGTTCAAGTGGATCTTCGGGAACAAGTGGAACTTCAGGAACGAGTGGTTCTTCAGGAACGAGTGGTTCTTCAGGAACTAGCGGTACATCTGGAACTTCAGGAACAAACGGTACTAGCGGTACTTCAGGAACATCAGGTACTAGTGGTACATCAGGAACTTCAGGTTCAAGTGGTACATCTGGAACTTCAGGAATTAGTGGTACATCAGGTACATCTGGAACATCAGGAACTAGTGGTTCTTCAGGAACAAGTGGTACTTCAGGTATAAGTGGTACATCAGGTACTTCAGGAACATCAGGTACTAGTGGTTCTTCAGGAACATCAGGTACTAGTGGTTCTTCAGGGACTAGCGGTACTTCAGGTATAAGTGGTACATCAGGAACTAGTGGAACATCAGGTACTAGCGGTTCTTCGGGAACTAGTGGAACATCAGGTACTAGCGGTTCTTCAGGAACTAGCGGTACTTCAGGTATAAGTGGTACATCTGGAACATCAGGAACATCAGGAACTAGCGGTTCTTCGGGAACTAGCGGTTCTTCAGGAACAAGTGGTACATCAGGTATAAGTGGTTCATCAGGAACTAGTGGAACATCAGGTACTAGCGGTACTTCAGGTATTAGTGGTACTTCAGGAACATCAGGTACTAGTGGAATTTCAGGAACAAGTGGCACTTCTGGAACTTCTGGAATAAGTGGTACATCAGGTACTTCAGGAACAAGTGGTACATCAGGTACTTCAGGAACTAGCGGTTCTTCAGGAACATCAGGTACTAGTGGTTCTTCGGGTACTAATGGAACTTCTGGTACATCAGGGACAAGCGGAACTTCAGGAACAAGCGGTTCTTCAGGTACATCAGGTACTAGTGGAACATCAGGAACCAGTGGTTCTTCAGGTACAAGTGGTACTTCTGGAACAGATGGTTCTTCAGGAACAAGCGGAACATCAGGGACTTCTGGTACAAGTGGTTCTTCTGGAACATCAGGTACTAGTGGAACTTCAGGAACAAGTGGAACTTCAGGTACAAGTGGAACTTCAGGGACAAGTGGAACTTCAGGAACTTCAGGAACAAGTGGTTCATCAGGAACTTCTGGCACATCTGGTACATCTGGTACAAGTGGTACATCAGGAACTAATGGAACATCAGGTACTTCTGGTACAAGTGGTACATCAGGTACAAGTGGTTCTTCAGGAACTGACGGTACAAGTGGTACATCAGGAACAAGTGGTTCATCAGGTACATCGGGTACGAGTGGTTCTTCAGGAACTAGTGGAACATCTGGCTCAAGCGGTACATCTGGAACATCTGGCTCTTCAGGTACATCAGGACAAGACGGTATATCAGGAGGACAAAACTTCTTCTTCAACCAATCAGTTTCCCAAGATGTAAGTCCATATAAAGAGTTGGGTGAATTTACAGATTTATTCTCAGGTAGCACAATTACGGTTAATTTAACCGCAAATCAACAAGGGGTTTTGGTTAATAGTGGGTTTATCACAGACCCAGGAGTACCGAATGTAGTCGTAATTCCAAACGGTTTATGGCACGCATATCTTTACTTCACCAAAGCTGCAGAAAATGATGATTTGGATGTATATTATGTTGTTTCAAGTTATACTACAGGTGGAACAAAGACAACTTTATTTACATCAGATACAACCGACATAGGTTGGGCTGGAAGTAACACAAACCCTGTTGAGATAAAGGTAAACGGTCTACCAACAACAGCGGTTTTAGTACCTTCAGACAGAATTATCGTTGATATCTATATCAATAACAATGATAATGCAAACAGAACAGTAATATTCTATTCAGAAGGTGTATATTATTCATATTTAGTAACCACATTAGCGGCACCATCTGGTACTTCAGGTACATCAGGTTCTTCGGGAACAAGTGGTTCATCAGGAACATCTGGCACTTCAGGTTCTTCAGGAACTAGCGGTACAGATGGTACTTCAGGAACAAGTGGTTCATCAGGAACATCTGGCACTTCAGGTTCTTCAGGAACTAGCGGTACAGATGGTACATCAGGAACAAGTGGCTCATCAGGAACATCTGGCACTTCAGGTTCTTCAGGAACTAGC